TTTTTTTTTACAAAACAATTTGACAAACACACGGCTGACACTTATACTTTTATAAACCTTTAAATATTTTAAACACTATGGCGACAAATTCATTAGACGCAGTTTTGGCTCAATACGAGAAAGCAAAACAAGGTAGTACTTCTTCTACCTCAAAATTTACACAAGAAGAAAGAATGAAAAAATACTTCGCGGCAATCCTTCAAGATAAGGAAACTCAAGGCCAAAGAAGATTAAGAATCTTACCAACCACAGATGGTTCTTCACCATTTAAAGAAGTTTGGTACCACGAGATTCAAGTTGACGGAAAATTCCAAAAATTTTATGACCCGGGAAAAAACGACAATGAACGTTCACCTTTAACCGAAGTATACGAAGAACTTCGTTCAACAGGGAAAGAGGAAGATAAAAAATTGGCGTCAAATTACTTGGCACGTAAATTTTACATCGTTAAAGTTATTGACAGAGATAACGAAGAAGACGGTGTTAAATTTTGGAGATTCAAATCTAACTACAAAAATGAAGGTATCTATGACAAAATCATTCCTATCTACAGAAACAAAGGAGACATTGCTGACCCTGAAAAAGGTAGAGACCTTATCCTTGAATTAACTAAAGCTAAAACTCCAAAAGGAGCTTACTATACAGTAATTCAAACAGTTATGTATGATGATGCGGGGCCTATTCACGAGAATAAAGGAACTGCGGAATCTTGGATTAACGATGAGTTAACTTGGGAAGATGTTTATTCTAAAAAACCTGTTGAATATTTAGAAGCTATTGCAAGAGGAGAAACTCCAAAATGGAACTCAGATAAAGGTGGTTACGATTATGGTAACTCTGATTCTGATGAGATGTCATTTGGTGGTTCTAAACCATCGGCTCCGGTTGACCCACAAGCGGATGCTGAAGGTGATGATGATATGCCATTCTAATCAAACAAAACTTAGACATATAACTTGGGCACTGAGATTACTTGGTGTCCAACTTGTCTAAACAAACTAAAAAATTAAATTAATTAGACATATGGCGATTAAAAAACACGATTTTAAGTCCATTAAGGACAAATTTTCAACATCAGCAAAATATAAACCACAAAGTTTTTTTGACTTAGGTCCTGACTTTTTAGACGCTGTTGGATTACCTGGTCCGGCTATAGGACACTTAAATATGTTCTTGGGTCATTCAGACACAGGAAAAACAACGGCTTTGGTAAAAACCGCCGTTAATGCTCAGAAAAAAGGTATTTTACCGGTATTCATAATTACTGAACAGAAATGGTCATTTGAACACGCTAAGTTAATGGGGTTTGAATGTGAAGAAGTAGTTGATGAAGAAACTGGAGAATTAGATTGGGATGGATTTTATATATTCAATAACAATTTTAATTATATTGAAGAAATTACTGATTATATTAATTCATTATTAGATGCTCAAGAAAAAGGTGAATTAGATTATAGTTTATGTATTATGTGGGATTCTGTTGGTTCTGTCCCTTGTAAAATGACATTTGAGGGTAAAGGTGGTAAGATGCACAACGCGTCGGCATTATCGGATAAAATAGGTATGGGTATTAATCAAAGAATATCGGGGTCTCGTAAAGCAGATTCAAAATATGAAAATACTTTGATTATTGTAAACCAACCTTGGGTTGAGTTGCCTGATAATCCATTTGGACAACCTAAAATTATGGCGAAGGGTGGTAATGCTATTTGGTTAAATTCATCTTTAGTGTTTTTATTTGGGAATCAAAAAGGTGCTGGAACAAACAAAATAACTGCGACCAAAGACAAGAGAAGTATTAAATTTGCTGTTAGGAGTAAAGTTTCGGTATTAAAAAACCATATTAACGGATTGGGTTATGAAGATGGACGTATTATTGTAACTCCACACGGATTTTTAGCGGGTAAAGATGCTACTGAAGAAAAATCAAATATTGAAAAATATAAAAAAGAATATGCCGATTATTGGAAAACTATTATTGGTACTGATGGTGATTTTGATTTAAAAGAAGAAAAAGAAGATAATTAAAAATGGAAACTAAGGTTTGTTCTAAATGTGGGGTAACACAAAATGTTTCGGAATTTCGTAAAGACATAACTAAAAAAGATGGTTTAAGACCTGATTGTAAATTATGTGTAAAAAGTTATGAAATGTCTAGTAGAACTGATAACCCTACAATGATGTAAGAAAAACTTAAAAATTTTTATAAAGACAATCCGGAAAAAAGAAAAGAATACCGGAAAAATTATAATTCAAGGAAACAAGAACAAAGAAAAGAAAGGAGAGTAAATGACCCTGTTTTTAATTTAACAAACAGAATGAGATGTAGGATATGGAAATATTTGAATATTCTTAAAATTTCTAAAAAAAATAAAACCTTTGATATTGTAGGATGTTCTCCCGAATTTTTAAAACAACATTTAGAAAAACAATTTACAAAAGGTATGAGTTGGGAATTATTGGGACAACATATCCATATTGACCACATCATTCCATTATCATCGGCAAAAACAGAAGACGAACTTTATAAGTTATGTCATTATGAAAATCTCCAACCCTTGTGGGCTGAAGATAATTTGAAAAAGAGTAACAAAATTTTACAGTAACGAATACAAACAAAAACAAGTGACTAAAACACTTTTGGTTGACGGAAACAATTTAATAAAGATTGGATTCCACGGGGTTAAAGATTATTATCACAATGGAAAACACATAGGTGCCTTATGGCACTTTGTTAATACCATTAGACGTTTCATAGACGAACAAAACTTTGATAAGGTTGTTGTTATGTGGGACGGTGATGATAACTCTTCGGCTCGAAAACTTATTTATCCCCAATACAAAGAACAACGTAGAGACAGAGACAACGAGTATAAGTTAGATTCTTTCACTGAGCAGAAAGAAAGAATCAAACAATACTTGGAGGATTGTTATATAAGACAAATCAACGTAGATAATAATGAAGCGGATGATTTGATAGCTTACTATTGCCAAATCTCTGAAAACGAACAAAAAACCATCTATTCGGGGGATAAAGACCTAACTCAACTTATATCAGATAAGGTATCGGTGTATTATCCAAGAACTAAAGAAACTTATCAGTTAGGTAGTAAAATCAAGTGTGATTTTTACGAATTTCCACACGAAAACATTAGAACTTATAAAATATTATCGGGGGATAAATCTGACAATATTGATGGGATATATGGGTTGGGTGAAAAAACTCTTATTAAGTTTTTTCCTGAGTTACTTGAAAAACCGGTTTCAATTACCGATATTTTAGAAAAGGCGGAAATCCTTCTGAAGGAGAATAAGGATAATAAAACATTACAAAATTTGTTATCCGGTAAAACTAAAAGTGGTGTTTATGGGGACGAATATTTTGTAATAAATGAAAAAATTATAAATTTATCAAATCCTCTGATTAGTGATGATGCTAAAGAACTTGTTGAATTGTATTATAAAGAAACTTTAGACCCTGATGGAAGGGGTCATAGAGGCCTTATTAAAATGATGATGGAAGACGGGTTTTTTAAGTATCTACCAAAAGGGGATGATGCTTGGGTTAATTTTGTTAGACCCTTTTTAAAACTAACAAGAAAAGAAAAAAGAAATTTTAAAAACAATTAATTAAAACTATGAAAGACCAAGATTCGGTAAAACTAGAATTCTTAATGATGGTAAATGATAACATCATTGTACAGAGATTTTTTAACGTGAGAGAGTTTAATAGTGAGGCGAAAAACTCATTAGAACTTTATGAATTACTTCGTGAATTTAAAGAAGATATTCACACACAATTATCATTAAAAACCGTAACGTATATGACGGACAATATGTACGAAATTATTAATAATCCAACTATTTTGGACACGTCTTATACGGATGGTCCTGAGTACTTTAACATCTTTATCAAACAAAATGATATGACAATTTGTCATAGACAGGTAGATGCTAAAGTATACCCTCCAAAGATAAGATATACTGTGGATGTACGCCCACACCTAAAAAACTTATTGATGGAGTTGACTGACATCTTTTCATCTAAAAATTTAACAAAAAAATATATAGATGTTACCCTAAGTGTGTAGTATTTATTATTACACTAAAAGAAAAAATATATGGCGTCAAACAAAAATTTCGAGTATCTAGGTAGTACATTTCAGATACAATTATTAAACCAAATCATAATCGACAAAGACTTTTCAAGGTCTATTATAGATGTGATTGAAACAAGTTATTTTGAGAATAAATACTTCAAACTAATCATTCAAATGATTAAAGAGTATTACACAAAATACGAACACACACCAACCTTTGACACCTTAGAACAAATTACAAAATCTGAGATACAACAACCCTTAGCGGCAAAAATCATTATTGATACCCTTACAAAAGTTAAGGAGTCTACGCTTGAAGGTGCTGAATTTGTACAGGAAAAATCAATGAAGTTCTGTAAACAACAGGAGTTACAGAAAGTAATGGTTAAAGCTCAAAAAATCATCGACACTGGTGAATTTGAGAGTTATGACACATTAGAGGAGATGGTTAGTAAGGCATTACAAGTTGGAGAACACGATAAGGGAACTGAAAGTGTTTTTAGTAATTTAGATGATGTTCTAAACGAGGATTATCGTCATCCGATACCAATGGGTATTCCGGGAATAGATAGACTCTTAAAAGGTGGTCTTGCTAAAGGAGAAATCGGTGTAGTGTTAGCTCCAACAGGTGTAGGTAAATCAACATTACTTACAAAAATTGCGAATCACGCATTTAATTTGGGGTATAATGTTTTACAAATATTCTTTGAGGATAACCCGAAGATTATCCAACGTAAACACATTACATTATGGACAAAAATCCATCCGGATGAATTGTCGTTAAAAAAGGATGAAGTAATGATTAAAGTTCAAGAGATTAAGGAAAAAATGCCTAATGAATTGATACTTAAAAAACTTCCATCTGACACCGTAACAATGATGCAAATTAAGAATCAAATTAGAAAAATGATTTCAGAAGGAAACAAAATTGATATGGTATTATTGGACTACATTGATTGTGTAGTTCCTGATAAAAACTTGGGGGATGAATGGAAATCTGAAGGGTCTGTGATGAGAGGTTTTGAATCTATGTGTCACGAACTTGACTTGGTAGGGTGGACAGCAACTCAGGGTAATAGAAGTTCAATATCATCAGATGTTGTAACAACCGACCAAATGGGGGGTTCTATTAAGAAAGCTCAAGTAGGTCACGTAATTATTTCCGTGGCGAAATCTCTACAACAAAAAGAAATGAAATTAGCAACGATAGCGATAACTAAATCACGTATTGGTGATGATGGTGTTGTATTCGAGAATTGTAAATTTGATAACGGTATGTTGGAGATTGATACTGAAAGTTCAGTAACATTCTTAGGTTTAGAAGAACAAACCGAAGAAAGAAATAGACAGAGAATTAAGGACTTGCTAGACAAGAGAAAAGAAAAAAACCAACAACAAATTAATTAATATGAAAGAAAGAATATTAGAACCAAACAATGACAGATTCGTTATCTTCCCTATCGAACATAACGACATATGGGAATTTTATAAACAACATCAAGCGGCTTTTTGGACGGCAGAAGAAGTAGATTTATCTAATGATATTAGAGATTGGGAAAACTTGTCTGATAATGAAAGATTTTTCCTTAAAAACATATTGGCGTTCTTTGCAGCGTCTGATGGTATTGTGAATGAAAACTTGGCAGAGAATTTCTTAAAAGAAGTTCAATATGCTGAAGCGAAGTTCTTCTACGGATTTCAAATTATGATGGAAAACATTCACTCGTTAATGTATTCATTATTGATTGACACTTATGTTTCTGATGAAACAGAGAAAGACGAATGTTTCCACGCGATTGATAGATTACCAGCAGTTCAAAAGAAAGCTAAATGGGCTCTTGATTGGATTGAAAATGCTTCCTTCCAAGAAAGATTAGTTGCGTTCGCAGCGGTTGAAGGCATCTTCTTCTCAGGGTCATTCTGTTCTATCTTTTGGATGAAATCAAGAGGAATTATGCAAGGATTGTGTAACGCTAATTCATTAATCTTCAAAGATGAGAACTTACATTGTGATTTTGCTATTCATCTGATTAACAATCACGTTGAGAACAAACCAACAGAAAAAAGAATTAAAGAAATCTTACTATCTGCTTTAGAGATTGAAAAAGAATTTATCACGGAATCATTACCAGTATCTTTAATTGGTATGAATTCAAACTTGATGAAACAATATCTTGAATTCGTAACAGACGGGTTATTAGTTAAATTTGGTTGTAAAAAACAATTTAACGTAGAACAACCATTTAAGTTTATGGAACAAATTGCTGTTGAAACAAAGGGTAACTTCTTTGAATCAAGAACTATGGAGTACCAAAAAGCTAAATTGGGTGAGTCATTAACATTTACAGACGATTTTTAATATGATGTCATTAAAGATAAGAAAAAGAGGGGGGGATGAAGTTTCGTTCAACCCCCAAAAAATTTATAATAGAGTTAAACGAGCGGCAAGAGGATTAAACGTAAATGCTGATGAGGTATTCATTAAGGTGATTACTTCAGTTCCAACAGAGGGTGTTATTACAACCAAAGAGTTGGATAAATTAGTTTATGAGATTGCGGCGGCATATACCGGAAGTCACCACGATTATTCAAGATTAGCATCATCTGTGGCAATATCTGCATATCACAAAGAGACTGATGAAAGTTTCTGTAATACAATGCACACCTTACACGTTGATGGTATCATTAACGATAAGTTAATGGAAACTATTGAACTATATGGTACTGAAAATATTGATTCTGTAATAAATCACGAGAATGATTACAATTTTGATTATTTTGCGTGGAAATCGTTACAAGAAATGTATTTGTTAAAAAATCCTGAAGGTAGAGTAATTGAAAGACCTCAACATATGTATATGAGAGTGGCTTTATGGGTTACTAAATCATTTGAACAAGCGGTTGAGTATTATCAATCATTATCAAATCAAGTTATATCTCCTGCCACACCAATTATGATTAATGCGGGGACTAAAACCCCTCAACTAGCGTCTTGTGTGTTGAAATACAATCACGGGGATTCAAGAGAAGGGTTATTACAAACATTCAACGACATTTCAACGTATTCGTCAGATGCTGCAGGTATTGGATTATGTATGTCAAGTATTCGTAGTAAAGAGAGTCGTATTAACTCATCAGGTGGATTTGCCGGTGGTTTATTAAAATACTTAAAGATTGTTAATGAAGGATTAAGATTCTTTAATCAACAAGGTAGAAGACCCGGTAGTGCAGCAATCTACATTGAACCTTGGCATAAAGATATTATTGATTTACTTGAAATCAAAAAGAATACGGGGGCTGAAGAATTGAGAGCAAAAGATTTATTTACTTCAATTTGGTTACCGGACAACTTTATGAATGCGGTTAAGAACAATAGTGATTGGTATTTGTTCTGTCCTAACGATATTATCAAAGCGGGTATCAAACCATTACAAGAAGCTTATGGTGATGAGTACGAATCAAACTACAACAAAGCGGTTGAACTTGGTCTTGGTAAAAAAGTAAAGGCACAGACAATTTGGAATAAAATTATTGAATCTCAGGTTGAAACAGGAGTTCCTTACTTATGTTCTAAAGATAGTGCTAATAGAAAGACAAACCATCAAAACATTGGGGTGATTAAACAATCTAACTTATGTAATGAGATTTACCAATATACTGATGAGAACACCACAGCAATCTGTACATTATCATCTATGGTATTGAAGAACTTTATTGTTAAAGGAGAGTTTGATTTCAAGTTACTTTACAGTGAAGTTAGAAAGGTTGTTAGAGCACTTAACAAAGTTGTTGACATTAATAGTTATTCAACTGAACAAGGTAGAAAAGGTGGGTTAGAACAAAGAGCGATTGCTATTGGAACTCAAGGTCTTGCTGACGTGTTTTTCTTAATGGATTACATATTCACATCTGAAGAGGCAAAACAATTAAACAAAGAAATATTTGAAACAATCTACTTTGCGGCAATCACTGAGAGTATGGAGTTATGTAAATCAGGTGAATATAAACCATACGAATTCTTTAAAGGTTCACCAATGTCAAAAGGTATATTCCAATTTGATATGTGGGGATTAGATTACGAAGGATTAGGTAGAATGTGGGATTGGGACTCACTTAAGTTAGAAGTGTCCAATCACGGGGTTTGTAATTCGTTATTCACGGCTCAGATGCCAGTTGCGTCTTCAGCTAAAATTACAGGTTCATTTGAAATGACAGAACCGGCTCACTCGGCATTATTTAATCGTCGTGTAGTTGGGGGAGAAATTTTAATTGTTAACAAATACTTAATTAGTGATTTTGAGAAAATTGGTATTTGGTCTGAAGATTTGAAAAACGAAATCATTATGAATGAAGGGTCAATTCAAAATATTAACTTTAATAATTATCTTGACCAAGAAGATAAAAATTACAACAAGAAAGTTAAAAGAATTGAACATTTAATTCCAAAATACAAAACAATTTGGGAAATATCTCAAAGAGAACTTATTGATATGGCGGCAGACAGAGCACCATTCATTGACCAATCACAATCAATGAATATCTATATGTCAAACCCAACATTATCAAAAATTTCATCATCACACTTCCATTCTTGGGGTAAAGGATTAAAAACTCTTTGTTATTATGTTAGAACGAAAGCGATATCGACCGGAGCAAAACACTTGGCTGTGGATATATCTAAAGTAGGTCAACCAAAATCAATTGATAAACCAACGGTTGAATTAACACAAAAACCAACAGATACGGAATTTGAATGTTTCGGATGTGGTTCTTAATAAGAATATAAATCACGACTTAGGTCGTGATTTTTTATTTTGGGGGTATTTATAAAAAATAATGACGACACTATATTTATAGTTATGGCAGATGGAACAACATACGGGTTAACTTTTCCTTTCAGAGATTCTTTTGATGGGAAATATTTAGATTTATCTAGTACAACCGAAAAAGAAATTAGAAACAACTTAATACATCTTTTACTAACAAGAAAAGGTTCAAGATATTATTTACCTGATTTTGGGACAAGATTATATGAATTTCTTTTTGACCCATTAGATACACCTACATTTTCACAAATAGAATCTGAAATACGTGACGCTGTTGATTTGTATATGCCAAATTTAAAACTTACTAATATTAGTGTAACTGCGGCGTCTGATGGACAAGAAGATAAAGGGTCTTATATTAATGGTGAGAACGATAGAGTTTTTAGAGTACCTGGTATTGGTCAATTAGAACATACCGCTAAAGTTAGGATTGATTATATCATCACAGATGATGTTTTTAATACTAGCGATTTTGTAATAATTAATATATAATATTATGGCTAATAAAAAGATTTCATACACAACAAGAGATTTCCAATCAATCAGGACGGAACTTATAAATTTTACTAAAACTTATTATCCTGAAACTGTTCAGAATTTTAATGACGCATCGGTATTTTCGGTTTTATTAGACCTGAATGCTGCGGTAACAGACAACTTACAATTTAATATTGATAGAAGTGTTCAGGAGACTGTGTTACAATACGCTCAACAAAGGTCGTCAGTATATAATATTGCGAAAACTTATGGATTAAAAATACCGGGAATGAGACCGTCAGTTGCATTAATTGATTTCTCTATTACAGTACCGGCTTATGGAGATAAAGAAGATTTAAGTTATTGTGGGGTATTAAGAAGAGGTTCTCAATTTAACGGAGCGGGACAAATTTTTGAAACGGTTTATGAAATTGATTTTGCTTCACCAACTAATGCTGATGGGTTCCCAAATAGATTGAAAATTCCAAATTTTGATTCAAATAATAGAATACTTAATTACACAATTACTAAACGAGAAACCGTTGTTAATGGTTTGACTAAAGTATTCAAAAAAGTTATAACACCTAATGATGTTAAACCTTTTTATGAATTATTCTTACCAGAAAAAAATGTATTAGGAATCACCGGGGTTTTATTAAAAGATGGAACTCAATATACTAACGTACCATCATCACAAGAATTTTTAGGAACTGATAATAAATGGTATGAAGTTCAAGCTTTAGCTCAAGATAGAGTTTTTGTTGAAGACCCAACAAAAGTATCAGATTCTCCGGGAATTAAAGTTGGGAAATATATTCAGACAAGTAATAAGTTTATTTCTGAATTTACGCCTGAAGGGTTCTTAAAAATGACATTCGGTGGTGGTAATCAATCCGCTGACGAACAATTAAGAGAATTCGCGGCAAACGGATTTATGTTAAACCTAAACAAATACTCAAATAATTTAGGGTTAGGTAGTACTCTAAAGGCAAACACTACACTATTTGTTCAATACAGAGTTGGTGGTGGTACCGGAAGTAACTTAGGTGTTGATACAATCACGCAAGTTGGTACAGTTTCTTTTTTTGTTAATGGACCGTCAGAAAGTATTAATACAACAGTCGTTAATTCATTAAGATGTTCAAATGTTACTGCGGCAATTGGTGGGGCAGACTTCCCAACAACGGAAGAAGTAAGGAATATGGTTTCTTATAATTTTTCCGCACAAAATAGAGCGGTGACAGTTAATGATTATGAGTCAATTATTCGAACAATGCCGTCTCAATACGGAGCACCTGCTAAAGTTGCAATTACTGAACAAAATAACAAAATTATTATTCAAATGTTATCGTATGACGAATCGGGGGCATTAACTGAAGTTGTTTCAAATACGTTAAAAAGTAATGTAGCTAATTACCTTTCAAATTATAGAATGATTAATGATTACGTTTCAGTTCAAAGTGCTAATGTAATTGATTTAAGTGTAAACGTTGACGTTGTATTGGATAACTCTCAAAATCAAGGTACTGTTATATCTCAGTTAATAACTGTAGTTTCTGACTATTTTAGTCCGTCAAACAGACAAATGGGTCAAAATGTTAACGTATCTGATTTAAAAAGATTATTACAAAATGAAAATGGGGTTATTACAATTTCAGATGTACAATTTTTTAATAATGTTGGTGGACAATATTCATCATCTCAAACATCTCAAAGATATTCAGACCCAACAACAAGACAAATTGAATTGATTGACGAAACAATTTATGCGGAACCTACACAAAGCTATCAAATCAGATATTCTAACAAAGATATTAATATTAGAGTTAAAAATCTTAAAACAGTTAATTTCTCATAATAATTTATTTTAAATAATAATGAATTATCTTTTAAAAATAGTGTATAAACTATTTATTAAAAAAGATAATATATGTCAAATTCTTATAGAATAAGAACCCAAGTCGGTGTAGATACCTCATTAAAGGTATTAATTGACCAAGAGTTCGAATATTTAGAAATTCTATCCTTAAAAATCCTGCAAAGTGATATCTACACACGACAATGTGCCGATTATGGTGTTGTTGTTGGTAGAGTCAGTGTAAACAATGGTTTTGGTCTTCCAAATGCTAAAGTTTCAATATTCATACCATTAGATTCTATTGATAAAGATGACCCTGTAGTGTCTAATATATATCCATACAGTAATTTGTATGATGTTAATGATGATGGATATAGATATAATCTGTTACCTTACAAACCATCTTATAGTGCTCACATACCAACCGGTACTTTTTTTACTCGTCAAGATGTATTATTAAGCCCTGTTCTTGGTGAAATTTATGACAAATACTACAAATATAACGCGGTGACCAATCAAAGTGGTGACTATATGATATTTGGGGTTCCTGTAGGTTCTCACACTATTGTTGTTGATGTTGATTTATCCGATATTGGTGAGTTCTCATTATCTCCTCAAGATTTAATTAGAATGGGTCGAGCGACCGAAAATCAAGTTGATGGAACTAAGTTTAGGTCTTCAACTAATTTAGGTGAATTACCTCAGATTGTTAGTTTTAAAAGAACTATAGAAATAGAACCATTATGGGGACAACCTGAAATATGTAATTTAGGTATAACTAGAACAGATTTTGATTTAACAGGTGAGTCCAATATTGATATACGACCTACCGCTATTTTTATGGGGTCAATGGTTTCTGATTCTGACAGTAATTCGATTAGGCGAAATTGTAAACCAACTAGAGATTCAGGTTATTTATGTAATTTAATTACAGGACCTGGTGAAATATTGGCGATTAGACAAACTATTCAACAAGATAGTCTTGGAAGACCAATACTTGAATCGTATGGTTTAGAAGGGGGTGGTACAATTATAGATACTGACGGTACTTGGTTAGTGGATGTTCCTATGAATTTAGATTATTATATAACTAATGAATTTGGGGAACAAGTATTATCTCCTGACCCAAATAAAGGTATACCAACAAAAGGTAAATATAGGTTTAAAGTTAAATGGGCTCAATCTCCATCAGCTTCCGCTCAAACTAAAAGAGCTTATTATTTGGTTCCAAATATTAAAGAATGGACTGACGTTCAAAAATCATACGCGTTTAGTCTTGATTGGGATGATTATTGGGATTTGAGTGATGATACAATGTTACAAGAGGCGATAGACTGTAAAGATAAATTTTATCTTATGCAATATAATAAAGTTTATACTGTATCTCAATTTATTGGGGAACATCGTAGAGGTGGTTATCAACAATTTACAGGAATTAAAAACATATTGGATGAGGCGTGTGAAAGTGAGAATAATAGGTATCCAACAAATGATGGGTATTTTAGATTTGATTTCTTTTATGTTTTATTTTCATTTTTAAGTATAATTTTAACACCAATATTTTTTGCGTTAATACTTCTCTTACATTTACTTTATTTTGTGATATGGATATTAAGAGTTGCTTATATACCTTATTTAATTATTTATTATGGGATAGCGTCGGTTAATAACTTTGTTGGTGCGTTTGCTGTAGGTTTTGGGGCAACATTTAGTGCGGGTATTTTTGCAATGGGAGTATTATATTTAATAATTGTCGCTCTTTTAATTTATATTTTAATTCAGTTATGGAAAATGAATTTAGTTGGTATTCAGGTACCAATATTAACATACCCTGATTGTAGTATGTGTTCTTGTAATCAAGGTCAAGGTATTGATGAAAACCCGGATGAGGATAATGGTTTAGGTGATTTAGAGACCGGCAATGAGGATTTAGTTCCTTGTACTTATATTGTCGGTGACGCTCTTTCTTCATCACCACTCAGTTTAGGTAAACCTGTAGTACAGTTATCATCGGTGGGTGGTTATAAAGTTCCAAAAACAGGAAATACATCAACTAATTTTATTTATACAACAGGTTTGGCACTCCCTTTAGGACCTTATGATTTAAAAGGTTCAGGAATTAGGTCAATGGTTGCAACTCAATTTGCTGGTAAACAATTTGATGGACAAACGGCTAATCCGGGGTATGGTGTCCCATCACCATATTCATTAAATAATGGGACTGAAAAATATACTTGGACAACAACCGCATTACCAATTGCGGATAGAATAAATTTATTTAATGTTAAAGCAAAATATTTTGATGGAGGTCCAAGTAATCCTGGTGGAGGTGTTAATAGGATTAGTGTTAAATATGACCCAACAAGAAATCCGGGGACAAATCAAATACATTACGACAATACAGTTGTAATTCTTTGTGATAAGTCAACACTTAAAAAATACGTTTCAGGTCAAATGATTGCGTTCCAAAATCCATCATATAGTAAAGACCCAAATTTAAATAGTCCTTTGATTAATAAGGCGGGTAATTATGCAATTACTGGTATAACAGTTACAGGATTGACAACAGTAACTGTTCCTTACGCTAATCCAAATGGTACAAGTGGAAATGTTCCCGGACCAACATATAATGTTTTTTTAACGGGTAATACTAAATATAATTACATTTATAGATTCCCAACAGATGTTGAATACTTTCAAGTTATTACGGGTATGACTTACAGTACATTTACAGGGATGTGTAATCCATCAACGACTAGTGGGTTAGGTTATACATCATTAAATAACCGTTATATAAGTAATAAAACTACAATGTGGTCTATGCAACGTTTTAATGCTGAGACTGGTTTATCTATACCAACTCCAATGGTTTTAAAGGCTGCCGATTCAATTAAAAATCGGGATTTAATGGGTGTTATTATTTTAAATAGAGGTGTTGACCCATATACTGATAAAATAGAAATAGAATATGGTTTAGGTAAATTATTTGGTTTTACTAACGAAGGTGATAGGAAAATTACAACTAAATGTAGAATGAACATACCTATACAGGGTAAATTTTTAAACATAAGTCACTCTAGTGGTGACTATCTGCAAACAACAGTTAATGGAGTTACAGCTGGTAGTAATGTTGAAACGGATTCGTACTCTAATACCGGCCAAAAATTATATTTCGATTCATTCTCATTTACACCTCAACAGGTTGATGTGTCAGGAATGACAGTACAGTATAATGAATTTATGCTTACCGCAGATACTTTAACACATTTGGCCGCGGGATATAGTGCGTTTAACTCCAATTTAGTTAGTTATTATTCAAAATTAGATAATAAATCAAATAGTTTTACTTTACAATGTAGTAATCAGGGGTCAGTAAATCCATCAATTACAACTGCGGGAAAACCCGTTCCAAATAGAGGGTTTTCTGTTTTAGGTGGTAGTAATTGGTTTACTAGGGTTCCAAGAATGTTACCAGCATCAAGCCCCGGAGGTACTTGGCAACCACCTTATTTGGTGATTAATTCCAGTCTTTTATATAATATAAACGGTAACAATGAGGGTTATGTTCCTAATGAAATTGTTGAAGGTTCGGCAATTATGAATTTAAGTGGTAATTATGAAAGGTTAACAGGTTATTGGGAATGTACAAGAAGAATTATTGGTTGTCTTAGATGGGAATATCGATGGAACACACCTGCAGACCCGGTAGACACGTTAATACCGTATTATTGGTCTCCAACATATAATTCTACCGGAAATACTTTAAATTTTAGTAAAGGAGTCTCAGGTAAACAACTAGTAATGAGAGGAGATAGATTACCAACATCAACAGTAACTCAAGAGTTTTGTTGTAATTCTTGGGTATTACAAAAGAACGCAAATTTACAGGTTTATTTAATTCCTGAAAAAGGTACTGTTGGGATTTATTCTTCGGCAGGTTCATCTTCGGTGATTGGTGGAGGTAATTCAATTAGTTTAAATGACAATCAAACACAAATTAATGGTTTATTTAACACATTTACTTGTGGGGGGTCAGTTAATTTAGAGTGTTACGGTTGTTATACCCCACCAGGAACAGTTAATTCAACAATTAAGATTGATTATGGAAGACAATATTCTGCTGGTAAACGAATATTTAATAAAGGATGTTATATTTTTATAACAAGAATGTTTTTATCTTTAGTTAGAGATTGGGAGTTGATGGCCGAATGGATTTCAAGAAATATGGTTATGTTAGGTGCTTGTAGAAATGTTTTTTCACACACGTTTAATAATAATTGGGTTAATGGTAATTTATATGTTATGCCATTTAAAAATGATATTGTTGGTTATACGTCCCCAACATCTAATCCTCCAAACGCACCGATAAACGGATACTGCCTTCAACCATCTTTTCCTGTTGTTTATCATATTGCGACTAAATCATTTTATTACAAATGTGCACCATATGACGGAGATGATTTCAGTGGTGATATTAAATACCCTACCACTATGATTGATTTAGGTCCAAGAAGTTATTTTTTACAAGAAATTGTAATGTCTGATGAATATGATGGATATATTGCAAATAAATTAAATTCTTCTACTTTTTCACACGTTGATGAAATACTTAATTTATTTATAGTGAGTAGATTTTTAGATAATGGGTTTATACAAAATTTACTTGCCGGAGCAAACATTTTAGCTTATTTCCAACAAGAAGACGACCCAAGAGGAAATTTAAAAATTGATGCGGATTATGCTCAATTAATCTCAATTAATTCTGAACTAGGTGTTGCGGCATTTCAGTCATCAAATTACCCTAATAATTCTGACCCATCAAAACAGAACCCTATATATTTTGAATGTAATGGAGGTTATTTAGGTATTTTTTATTCATCGGATACACAATTTAGAGATTATGTAACACCTAAAAGAACAATAATTGACCCAACGGCATCAATTAATAATCAATCCTGTGCTTTTAGTAATTTTCCGGTATATTCTCAAGTTGTACCATTATCTCAATGGGAAATTAAAACCGCTGGAAGTATTTTTGGTAATGAAGGGAATAATTGGAATTATGATACAATATATAAGTCAAAATATCAATCATTAGATAGATTAGATGTTAATTCAAGATATTTTAGGAATAATGGAATATCGGTTATTGATGATAAAGGATACATTTACGCGGTGGACGGTGCGGGTGACTTAAGTGCTGGTGTTTCAAATTGGACGCGTAATAACCCTGACTCTCAAATGGTAACTGTTGGTGCACCTTTCCATTTTTATTTTGGATTAAAACGAGGTAAAACCGCTTATGATAGATTTAGAAGTAAATGGGTAAATACTGAAATAACAACAATATAAAATGGGTAATAGAGATGAAATAAGAATAGTGTTAGGTTCGTTGCGTTATAAAACCGCAACGAATACTAATTTATCGATACCGACACCATTAGTTCAAACTGCGAAAACTTTACAGGAATTCGATAGAAGTATTGATATTAATTTAGCTCAATTGTTTAAAGATGAACGAGAAAAATCCACAATTTTCAGACCGGTATGTAAATTTGCGTTAATATTTGACAATGCGTATTCAGGTAGTTGTCCATATACACCGTTAGAAAATAATTTGTATTATACCAATGAAACTCAAAATACTATTGACCAATGTAAACAAAATCCGGATGCTATTGATTGGAATGGTTACCCTCAGTATAATGAATTTGATTTTATAAGAAATGATTATAATATTTCCGGATATACAACACCTGATAGTAACGGTATGGTTCATATTAATTTTGTGAGTAAAAGTGCTTCAACCTATAATTGGAATCATTTTATTAGTTATCCTTATTTAAATGTACCGGGTAAACTATTACAATATTTTGACGAAACAACAAGTCCTCCGACATTTAATCAATTTAGAGCTTTTGAAGGCATTCCATTTATAGTTAGGGTTGACGACAGTAATAGTAATAGTATTGTACCGGGAAATGATTTAATGATGAATGGTAATCGTATTATTGAGTTTAGATGTCCAATTAAACACGGATTATCGGTTGGGGAATATGTTAAGATTAAACTTAGAGCAACCGGTTTCGAAGAAACATTTCAAGTTTATTCTTTAGGTAATGGATTACCGGGATACGACGAATATGTTTTTAATATTTACAATATTGGTTACGTTTCTAATCCATTTTCTCAAGATGATTATGGTAATTTTATAAGAATTATAAATAATGAAAACGCTGATGATACAATGTCAGAATATTATGTTGTTAGACATAAAATAATAACAAATGTTGGCGACGCTGCTTTAACTAATGCGGGGTTTGAACAAAACATATTTGGCGACAAAAGAAAATTTGAAAGTTCTGCATATACACCAAATAAAATTAGTCGAGTTTCATATAAAGAAGGTGCAAAATCTTATTCATTGTCGTTTAATAAAGATATTGACGTTAGTGATTTAAGAGATAATCATAAAAGACCAATTAATGAACTATATGTTACAACAGTATGGAAAGGTTATTTTGGGTTAATGTTCAATGATAATGTTAAATTAAAACAAGGTTTTGAGTTTAACTTACCGTTGAGAAATTCATTATCACCAAATCCTTGGTGGCAAACAACATTATCTAATTTTGTAGGGGCTACGATAGATAATTACACAGGCCCTAATTACAATACTAGTAATCCGGGTACAATTCAGTTTAATTATGTTAGGTCGCTTAAAAGTGGTGACACAATTGATGGAGGTTTTTATGAGTGGAATAATTTTGAACAAAAAGAAAGATTGTTAAGTGAAAATTATCATAAAATAACATACAATGATAGTGTGTTTACTGTACCTACAAGACCTACAAATAATCTTAATGTGGGTAGATATGGTTATTATTATCAACCACATAGGAAACTTACCCTTAGAGTTTTTTCTGATTATATTGAAACGGGTGATATAAGAAATACTGTGGATATTCCGGACTATTCATATTTTTCAACAACATATAATTCATTTATATGGAGAGACATATATGAATATGGGTTTAAAGATGCTGAAGGTAATGGTGTTGATTATCCATTTTTAAATAGTACTCATTATCCTTATGGTAATTTTATTTTTAGAATAATACCGGAAGGAACTAATTATAGAGAGAACGATATGAACTATTACGCAACACTTTATGGTGCTGCAGAACCTAAAAACGATGAATGTGAATAATAAATTTAAATTTACACTACCAAAAGGTGACGACAAATATATTAATCTACCTGTAGAAATCAAATGGGATTTTTTGGGTAGAACAGATGCTGTGGATGAATATCAAAAAACTGCGGTTGAACGAGTTACAGGAGTTGCTGATGATTTTGAGATATTAAGATTTGCTCACGCATCGCATCCTAATGGTTCAAGAACTGATGTCAATTATGATTTCCATTTTTTTAGTGTGTTACTACCTGATGATAATGGTGATTTACAACCAACAGTTCCACCAAACCCATCTTTAGATATAACAACAGCAGTTCCAACTGATTGGAAAACTAGTTATATTCCGGAAGGATTTACAACTTATGACTTATATTATTATACACAACCTTTTACAAAATCATTTTTTAAATTGGATTTTTATGATACTAAAGATGCAACAACACAAACTAATTATTTTACAGTAATTATACCGGTTCAACAAGGTTATTCCGTTACCGGAATAACATCTTCTTTGATGCCACCGGTCAATATTAAAACACCGTCATTTAAATTAGATTATGTTGGTGATAAGGAAGGGTTCTTCTTGTATTGGTTAAGGAAAAAGAATTTTTTAAACATTAATCCTAACCCAACAAATACTACGGAAACTTTTTATATGACTGCTAAGTTTTTTGATGCTAGATTAGGGATTTTTGTTAAAATGATGACAACACCTCAAGTATTACCGTTAGTTCCGTCATTATTTCAATTTAAACCGGAAAACTTTTTCTATTATAAAGTTGTGTTGGATTATACCGATTACACTTATAAAATATTTGATAATATTAGTGGTAATAGAGTTGGTGACGTAAGTTCAATAAAATGGTATGAATATATTAATCCTTAATTATGATAGATAAAAATTATAGTATAAAGATTTCACCTGGTGTAATTAGTGGGGACGTATTCAAAGTTAATTATAATGGTACCACTATTACGGGAACATCATATTCTAAGGAATGTTGTGTCCTTCAATCAAAAATGATTGAAATAATTGTAACAGGTTCAACATATGCGTATTCCGCAATGACAGAAGTATTATCAGGAGGTACAGGGGGAACTTCATTATTAACCGGTTTAACAGTACCAATTCTACTTACAGAAAACACGGTTGATATTGGGTATTATTCAGTGTTTGACGGTATGGTTGTACAAAAAGACACTATGTTAAATTTTTTATTTTCCGCAACAACTTTAGAATCCCAAAGAGTTTATTTTTATAATACATCGGATGTTGAATTTAAGAAATACTTACAGTTTTCAACATATACTGTTGATTGGGGGGACGGTTCATTACCAGAACCTATAACATCGACCGCTCAAATACATCACGATTATACGGCAACGGGTGAAACTCAAATTAAATTGACAGGTTTGAGTCCTTGGGGAACAAATACTATAACTAAAACAATTAATCTTCCGTTTACCGGAACAACTATTGATAACCCAAACGGTGAGGCTTTTTTTACACCTATGGGTGGTAATTGGCAAAATATATTAGTTCCTTATAAATATATTTTTAGTGGTGATAATAATTGTGATTCAACAACTCAAGATATTACTCAATTTACAACAGTACCATTTTTAATTACAGGGTATACTACATCATCATTAACGGATTTAAAACAATATGGTCCTACACCTTATTCGGTAACTACATACGATATAACCGGAAACACTGGATTTGTTGGTAGATATTTAGGTGTGTTTGAAGATGGGTTATATACAGCCTATACAATTAATGATATTACCTACTATGATTATAATAATGGTACGACACTTTTCATAGTTGAATCATCAGGTTTGACTACTGATACAGTAATTTGTCAACCAATTGTGAAAAATGAGCTATTATTAGGAATAATTGATGAAGCAGAAGTGCAAAGCAATGTATTTATAGAACGAGGGAAGAACTCAGCCTTAGAGAGTATTGAAAGACTTGGTGAGGTTAACAGTATCGGTAGTTTAGAAAAGTACGGATATAAATTTTTTAACATAATTAACGCGACAACATAAGATGGCAACAGGAACCTATGGAACGATAAGACCGGCAGACGTAAGTCCGGAAGATGTGGAGATAATATTGAATTATACTCCAACAAGAGATGAAACAAACAACTTTGTGTTAACAAAATTGGATGCGTTATCTGTATTAACACCTTACTACAATAATGATACGACAGGGGTTAACTCTAATATTGAGATTTTAGGGGGATTATACAATTTAAGACTGCCTGCGGAACAATTTAATAAAATTGGTATATATACCTTATTTCTTAGACCGGCTCAAATTAGAACCACTATATTGGATTGTGGGGTGTTATCTTCATTACCTAATGTTAAAGGTTTAGTGATTGATTTAAATTCGGTTCCATCAAACTATAGAAACAAATTTGTTAGTCAAGGTTTAGTTGGATTCAGAATTGAATATTTAAATTCAGACGGTACAAAAATACCTAATTTTTTTAGAATAATTACATCATCATTCTTTTGTGAACCTGTAGTTCAAAATTTAACAAACTCATCACAAAAGGCGATTAGATATCGTTATACTAACAACAATACTAATTTATTGTTTTGTACTGTATCACCATCTTCGGCGCCAACAAATAATCCAAACGCGACTCCTTATATTGGACAGCCAAATCAAAATATTATAATTACAAATACTTTCTTTAATCCAATAAGTTTAGATATTGAAATTGCTGAACACGATATTTCGACATTAGCAATTGCTCTTTATGGTAATCAAACTAAATCAATTGATGATGGTATCTATACTCTATACGATACAAGTAATAATATTTACAAACAATACAACTTATACGAAATTAGAGACCAATTTAATAGTTTATTATATGAAGTTAGACAAGATAGAGGAAATAATATTGATTTTAGTAAAAACTTTACAAATATAACACAATAATGGCAAATCAAAATTTTACTTGTCCACCACAACCGGCAACAGGTGCGGGTACTTTCTCAGATAACTTAGTTGGGTTCCAATTAGTTGCTGGGGGAGGGTTAACGCAAGGTAATTTTGAGTTTACCACCGCCTTAAATGAAAAGGTTAATAGAACTTTTACAACAGGAACATTTTCAAGTCCTGTAAATTTAGAGGGATTAGGGCTTTCAAGTGTTGACCAATCAAGGGCTATTTTTGAAAATAATTTTAAAGTTTATCCTAATTTTGACTTAACTCAAGTTACTAATTTTACTACATATGGGTCAATGGTTAAAAGGATTTCAACATCGGTTGAAACTATTATTAGTAATTTCCCCGCGGCTTTAGAAATGACATTTATGTCTGAAAATTATACTACGGGTGATACAGCAACTAATATAGTTTATAATCCAATTACAATGGAAACTAGTTTTGATTTAGTTGTTGATAGAATTAGAAACCCATTTGATATTGATTTTTCAGTTAATGCAACTAGAAATCTACAGTTGAGAGAAATACAAGTTTCCGAGTTACGTAATATGACGACACAATACGCTAAGTATTCGTTATATTATAATGGTATGGGATATAATGTGGTACAGATTGTTCCGACAAATACAACATCTTCAGGTACTCTTACGATTTATGTGACGGGTAATCCATTTTCCGGTAATACAAGTACAACTGATGATATAGTTATTAGACCAAATGACCACGAAGTTAATGCGGTGTTTAGTGTTAAATTTGACGAAGTTCAACGATTTTTATTGAATAGAAATATATCACCAATATATACAGCAACTTTCCAAGTTCCAATGGAAACGGATGACGGGGCCTATTATATTAACAATGAAAATGTTACTTGGCCTTTATATGGTAATTGGAATTTAGATATTTTAACTAATGCGTTTACGGTTTATTTGACTACATTAAACGATATTAGTGCGTCTTTTGATGGTTACCAAACAAATTTAGTGTCGAGATTTTTGACTACAGATTCGTTTAGAGAATTTGACACTACAGACCAAAAGATTCAAAAAGTGTTACAAATATATGGTAGAAGTTTTGATGAAACTAAAAAATTCATAAACGCTTTGGCTTATATGAATTCTGTGAATTATAATTCAGGGAATGATATTCCATCTCAATTATTAAAAAATCTAGCTCAAACATTAGGGTGGGCAACAAACATTACTCCAATATCAAATGATAGTTTTTTAGACTCTGTTTTTGGACAAAAAAATAGTGATACTTCGTCATTTACTGGGGTTGCTCAATCTCAGACTCCGGATGAGTTAAATTACAATTATTATAATAATTTAATTCTTAATTCCGCTTACTTATTCAAGTCAAAAGGTACTAGAAAATCAATTGAAACGTTAATGAGAATGATTGGTGCTCCGGATGCTTTAGTTGAGTTTAATGAGTATGTTTATTTAGCTGACCAAAAAATTAATATAAATGAGTTCAATACTCAATTTGCGAACATCTCAGGAGGCACATACTCAAAGAGTATCCCTGTTGTAGACCCATCATACACTTTTAGAATTCAAAACATTGAATATAGTGGTTTCACAACAACATCCCAATTAACAGATTCAAATGTAAGTCTTGATGATTACCCTATAGATAACTTAGGTTATCCAAAATCACCCGTTAATACGGACTCTTATTTTTTTCAAATGGGTAGTGGTTGGTTTGAGTCAACACCTAAACATAGGTCGCTAGAACAAGTTGATTTAACAACTAGTGTGTTTACAGGGTCTAATCCTAACTATCAAACTAAATTAACACCATTTAGTTATGGTCAAGATTTCTTAAACGTTTATAGACAATTACCTTACACTACATTAGGGTTTAATTTAAAACCGGTAGTTGATAATAATAAAAGTTGGGTTGATACAGAAGTAGGTCTTAGGTCTAATTTTGATGGTGGACTTGATTCATTTTATAATACGGATAATGATAATTTAGTAATTAACGTTAAAAACATTGACTTGTTTTTGAATCCGGGTCAGGGGTTATTATACGATGTTTGGTATATGTCAAACCAATTTAATTACCCAATACCTAATGAAGGTTTAAATTATGTTCCACCAACTCATTGTGACCCTAATCCGGTGTCGATTTATCCTAGTAAAGGTGATATTGATTGGACGGTTATTAATCCGCAACCAAAGAATAAATCATTCTTTGAGTTTGCTCAAACATTTTGGAAAAATACTATTAATGTTAGAAATAGACAATTTGCGACAGATGGTGGTACGAGTGGTTATCCAACATTACAATCAATCTATTGGAGATACTTAGAGTCTGAAAATATTGCGGGTATTGCTAACGATAACTTCACATATGAAACTATGACACAATATGTTGATGGTTTGGGTGATTATTGGATTCGTTTGGTAGAACAAATGATACCTGCAAGTACTATTTGGAATACGGGGGTTAAATTAGAAAATTCAATTTTCCACAGACAAAAATTTGTTTGGAGAAGACAAAGAGGATGTCAATTTGTACCGGTTCCTTGTAGACCTTGTGAATTAACTACCACAATATATAATACCGATTGTCCCCGTCAGTTAAAAGAATGTAACGTTTACCCGTTTGGTGGTAGGGTATCTAATTTTAATGGTGTTTTAAATTCTGTTATTAATTCTTATACAGTAGATAATGAATTGGTTGATTGTGAAAGTAGTAGTGTGATATCCCAATGGTATGTTAATGTTACGTTTAATGACACATTAATAATAAATGATTGGTTCTTTAGTGGTTCTGCGGTTAATCAAATTTATAGTGCACCAACTAACGAAAAATGGGTTACATCGTTAAGATACTCTTTAAATGGTTTACTCACAATGGGGCTTGATTATTATTTTAACGAGACTTATACGACCGTAACAATATTTAACACAAACTGTGCGGATAAAGACTTAGGATGGAATATAAAAATAGATGTAGGAATAAACTTTACAATTAGTTGCTCATAATAAAATGGCTTGTGAAATAACATATAATATTAGTATAACAGGTGATTGTACTAACTCTTTTTCGGGGGGATTTACTATAGATGTAATAACAGGTACAACATCTCCACCGTTTACTATACAATGGATAACCCCAATTACTGATGTAATACCACTGGGTGTTGATGTTTATACTTATGAAAAACTATTCTTAAGTGCTGGTACCTATACATTTAATATAATAGATAGTTGTTCTCCAAATACTGTGTTACCTGTAAATGTTTTAATTTCTAGTGGTACTTGTACTTCGATAGATAGTCATACTGATACTTTATGTGGATTAAATAATGGGTCAATAACTGCCTCTACAACATATTCTTACGGAAATGCAACATTCTCTCTATATGAAAATACTTTTGGGTTAATTGAGTCGGGGTCATCTTATTCAAATGTTACTGAATTTACGTCATTAAGTGCAGGAACATACTATGTTATTGCGGATGACGGTGCGGGATGTACAGGGATGTCAGAGACTTGTATAATTAAAACTTCAACTACAATTAATTATGATTTGTTTGTGGTTAACGATGCGGGTTGTACTACAAATTCAGGTAAAATATTTATTAGTGGTTTAACAGGTAACCCACCGTACACTTATTTATGGTCAAATGGGGGTTTTGGTGATTCATTAACTGGATTGACAGAAGGAATATATGATGTTACTGTTACGGATAATTCGGGATGTAGTGTTTTAAAAAGTGCGACAGTCGAATTGGTGAATCCGGTATCGATTGGTTCATTGTTCGTGACTCAACCAAGTTGTTTTGGGAGTGATGGTGAAGTGACCGTAATTGTTGTAGACGGAACCGCCCCGTTTTATTATTTAGCATCAAATGGTGAATCAATTGTTACGTTTGATAGAACTGTTATTTTTACAAGTTTGGCTCCGGGTAATTTTACTGTTGAAGTGACAGACGCGGGGTTATGTAAAGCAACATCGTCAACAACATTATTAACTCCTGCAGGAATCTCAAGTGTTTTTGTTAATACTACAAATTCAAAATGTAATGATTTATCAGGTATATTAGGGCCAATAACCGTATTAGGTGGAACTCCACCATATACATATACCTTAACAGATTCAAATGGTAATATAACCACAAATAGTGCAAATAGTAATGTTTGGAAATTTGAAAATTTATCCTCAGGAAATTATACAATAAGTGTTACTGATTTAGGTCCTTGTACTTATTCAGGTACTTATACGATTAATAACGAAGTCCTATTTGGTTTAACTACGACAACTACCGGAACAACTGGTGGTAATGAGAATGGTAGTGTTACTTTATATATTACTAGTGGGGGGACACCACCATATAGATATAGTATTAACTCACAATTAATAACAACTTCGGTAACCTCGTATACGTTTAATAATTTAGCCTCAGGTAATTATCTTGCAAGTGTTGTTGATAATACTAAATGTTATCAATCAACACCATTTACAATTGGTGCGTCAAAACAGGTTGATTTTCATTTATTAGGTAGTGATTTTGCGGTAAATTCTGATGGTAGTATATCGGCTTATGTTTTAGACGGGGAACCACCGTTCCAATTTATATGGTCAAATGGTGAAACCGGAATGACGGTAAATAATTTATCAGCAGGTACTTACTCACTTAGAGTTGTGGATTCAGGTGGATTTTCAAAAATAAAACAAATTCTAATTCCTGGTGTAACTACTTATAATGGTTCAGGTACATATAGTGTTTGTAGTGGTGATTTAACATTCGGTAAAAATCCTGTTATTGTCAAAACAGGTCCTCGAGAAATGTTAAATGAAGGTTTTTATGATTTAACCTCAGGGTTTACAAATTGTGTTTTAAATAGTGCGATTTTTACTCTTAGTGTTACTGCAGGAACTTTTGTCACGTCTAGTGTGATTTATACAGGATATACTTTAGGTGTAAATGGATACCCAACCGATGATATTTTTTATGGTTGGGTTAGAACATTAATTGAAAGTTCACCACAAATTGGTGAGGGTAATGTTGAAACTTATCCGGATAATACAATTTATGTTAAAACTAATTGTGACCCGGAATCGTTGCATAACACAACGGTAATAGTTAGTACAACTATTAATTATGATATTTCTTGTGAACATTGTACACCAGTTCCAAGTGTGTCTCCAACACAAACACCAACAGTAACACCAACAGTAACACCAACAGTAACACAAACACCAACAATGACTCCAACATACACACCAACCGTGACTCAAACTCCGACCAATACTCCAACACCGACAATGACAGATACACCAGATGCGTCAGTAACTCCAACACCAACAGTGACACCAACACCGGATGCGTCAGTTACGCCAACACCGACAATGACTCAAACGCCAACAATGACGCCAACTATTACTTTAAGTCCAACACAAACGCCAACAATGACGCCAACAATGACGCCAACAATGACAATGACGCCAACAATGACAATGACAATGACACCGACTAACACATCAACACCTACACCATCACCATTAACAACATATTATGCTTATAGACAGTGTGGTGGAGTCAAAGAGTCACTTGTGATTCTTCAATCTGTATTGGCGATAAACGGAATGGTATTAGGAGATACAATATTATTTACTGACGGAAAAGAAAATAAAGCTTGTTGGGAATTAATTGGTAATACATCAACTTTAAACCAATACTTAGGTATGTATGTTAATACATATGATTCGGGTACTGTTAATTATTTTACAAGTATTGATGGTGAGATATATGATTGTGAAAAATGTCTTGATACAATTAAATCATTAACTCTTGTGGATGTTAAAGAATGTAAATTAGATTTTAAATTTTCTAATAAATGTAGAGGAGAGGGTCAAGGTAAGGTTTTATTAAATAATGTTAATGGTACTACTGTTATTTATTCTTGGGATAATAATTTAATTACTACTTATTCTCAATCATATAATGTAGGTCAGGGTGATACAATTACTATTCTGATGAATTTTATTGGGGAAAATTATTCTTTAATTCAAGACATTAAAACATATAATGGTTTAGGTGAACCTGTTGTTCTAAATGACACAATTAATGGAATAACTAATGATTATTCATATTCGTATAAAGTTGGTTGTGGTAAAGAAAATAATACGTTATCATTAAGTCACATATGTAAATAAAAAAACCCCCAATTAAGGGGGTTTTTTATTTACCATATATTTTCTTGTCTCATATGACCTAAGACACAACAATAAGCGTCTGTTTGGTCAAAGTTTTCTTTTTTGAGGGTATTGTTTCTTGTGTATTGCCAAGTGATTTGTGGTTCTTTCTTGGCAATTAAATCCCATATTATTAGTTTCTTATCTATGTCTTTTGGAAGACCACCAAATAATACAAATTTACCTTTGTCATTTTCCTTGACTAATTCAGGAAAGGCGAACTTACGAGAGTTGTATGTTGATATGAAGTCAGGAACCACCCCTAAAACATCGTAAATTTCTTTGGTGACCAAAGTATTAAACCTTAACAATGTTTGAACTGTGTAGACGTTATTTGAGTTTAATAGAGGTTCCTCAATGATTACTTTAGTAATCCCCATATCTTTATATTCTAAAAGTTTAGTTCTAAAGATTTCCCCTTTAAGAAGTAATTCTTTTATTTTGTTATCTTCCTTTGGTTTTGGAGTTGGTGATACGTGGGTTAGTTCTAATAATTCTCTACTTTGTATGTCAAATAATGCCCATCCAATAGTTTTGGTAGAAACATCAAGCCCTAAAACTTTAGGGCTTTCCTTTAATGTTTTTTTCATAGGTTAAAAATCAAATTTTACTAAAAACTGTTGAATACCCTGTCTAAGAACAGGAGATTGTAGCTTTGATACAATCATAAGATTCATTTCGTCATCGTAAAGCCCAATTTCAGTAATATATGAATTTGTGTTTGCTGACCAACTTGGATTTGAAGACGCTTGAAACTCGGCTTGACCAAGATTTATCTTATATTTCATCTCATAAATTGTTGCTTGAATGTCAGTTTCTAACGAACCGTAGAAATAATATTCATCACCAAAATTAAGAGTTGTATTAGATGTTGTTCCGGTTGGTAAATCAATATAATCATTTAAGTTATATGTGTTACCACTTGCAGAATTATATAAATCATTAGTAATGACAAATGTGTTACCTGTAAGACCTGATTGAGTAATATATCCGTTAACATTTGTTGATGTTAATTCAGTACTAAAATCAATCAATCTCCATTCAGACGATACTGGTCTAGTATCACCTGTTACTTTTTGACAAAGTATTTGGAAAGTGTCCGCTAAATAACCTGTTGGTATAGGTGTATTAGTAATTTGATTTAAACAATTAAATTCACCGTTAAATCTAACTGCCACGTTTTGTGCGCCAATATTATTACAATCATTAAACGGTCCAACAATATTTGAATAATAATTACAATGTAATGAGTTGGTCGCTCCTGACGATGAATTAGTTAGTAAATACGAAATATACATACTTTCATCAGGGTTTGTTAAAACACCTATGTTAGATGATTGAGTATTACAAGTATTTGGTGTTATTAAGGATGTTGTTGATGCTGGTAAAGTCCAATTACGATTTGACTTATATGAAAGTGCTGCGACTAATTCATCATCATCAATTACTATAATTTTTTGGTCAGGAAATACCTTACCAACTCTATTAGGTATTGAATTATCATTCGTTGATGGATATGTGTCCCATAAATTATAGTAACGAATACCAGGGTCATTCATATCAGTATTTTTAGTTGATTGAATGTAGTATGGTGTTAATAATTTAGAATCAACAAATTCATCGTTAGGTGGGTCAACATAAAATGTTTCTCCAATACAACAAGTTGGTGATTTATGCCACATTAGCCAAGGAATGTGTAATTTAAAGTTTCTTGCATCACCTGTTGTATCATCAGGTGTTAATGTACTATAAGGTTCCATAGCAAATTTTTCACCATAGAAAAAGTCTATAGTTTGATTTGTATAGTGAATAATCGCGATAGCTTTTTGGTCTTCAGGTTTAACAATAATCTTGTTTCCAAAAGTATCAGAATAATAAGTAGGGTCAATTAAATTTTTGTTACTATTAACAAAAGTTTGTCCACTACTTGTCATATATCCTAAGTATTCTTTAGTACCTAAATAAGTTGAAGACGTAAAGTTTTTAAATCCGATGTTTTGGTCATCAAATAATCCAGCAGGATTCTCCGACCAAGGAATATTCATATTCCAAACTTTAACGTCAAATTGGTCTGTATTACAAACAGATTCATAATTAATTACATCCGTATTCCAATGTTGTAATGGTGTTACACTATCATATATAGTTGTCATATTTGGTGGATAAACTAATACTCTTGAATATGAACATCCCGACGCAATATATGAGAAATCAGGTGTGACTCTATCTAATGTGATAACGTCTATACAAATATCTACAATTCTGTATGTTAACATACTATAACAACTACTCATAGACATTACGTATTGTTGAGTAGGTGTTGGTGTACATCCTGTTGGTGTTACCACACAACAAGTTGCTGATGGAGTTGGTGTTGGTAAAGGTAAAGCACAAGCATCGTAAGATGGTGTTACTGTTGGTGTGGGTGTTGGTGTAGGTGTTGTAGGTGTTGCGACTAAACCACAATCCGTCGCACCATTACCATCATAATAAATGGTGATTAAATCACCTTTGGCTGGTAGTCTAACAATATTTGTGTTACAACCTGAATAAATTATCTTTATTGTTGTACCACCCGATAATGAATTCATATCGACAACATAATTTGAATTAATAACGTATGAATTACTTGTAATTGCACTCCAAGTATTTAACGTAGTATTACCTGAGAAAAAACCTCTAATTGCTGCTGTATTATAAATTGGTGCGACTTCAGAAGACATAAATGGGATACCATAAGTGTTACCATTTGTACCGTCAACATAATACGGATATTTAATATTTTGTTTATTAGTTTGTCCTTGAGCCGAATTTTGTGAATTAAAATTTGGTTCTAATATATTAGTTCTTGTTTGATTGTAAGTATTTGCTAATGTATTGTAAGATACTTCACTATCTCCAATTTGAAAATATGAAATATTAAAATTACCTTGAGACAGTTTTAATCTACCTGTATCAGTTAATCTTGTATTTACTAAACCCGATGTATTTTTAAGTATATATGCCATACTATATAAATATTATATTTTTGATTATGTGTTAATTAATATTGTACAACAATCACAACCTTCTATACGAGCGTTGGCAATTGAGTAAGAATCGTCACTATACCCAACAACACAAAGTCCTAATGTAGTTTTATCTACTCTAGTTGATGTGGTAATGGTTATAGTATCTGTGTTTGTTAATCCCAAAGTATTCCAAGATTCTGTTGTATTATATTGATATATTATATTACTTTGACAACCCGGTGATGTATTAATAGATGTTGAATCATCATTAAATGTTGACGATAATGGAATTGAAATTTCATTTTTATATAATGAAGTACCTGTTGTCAATATTGAAGTACCACTTAACGGACCTGAATAGAAACTATTGTTATGTATCAAATCAAAATACACTGTAGTACCATCCGGTAACTCCGGAGTAACAATTATAGTCGTCTCGTAAGTTTTAGAAATAGTTGTCGGGTTATTAATTTGAGTACTTGGTATAGTATTTACTGATAATGTATATGTTGTTGCAAATGTTGGTTCGTCTAAAGTAATTGTTTTACCAAAATTATTACCTAATGAATCTAATATAGATAAACTATAAATCCCTGAACATAAATTTGAAAATATTGGTGAATTACTATATGTCACACCATTATTAATTGAATATGTGAATGGAGGGTTATCTAAGTTAGGGTTAAATAATATACTACCATCACATAAACAAGTTGGTTGATTAATACTTGCTGGAAATGATGATTTTTCGTAAAGTGAAGAACATTCATTTATGTTATAAACAACTTGAAATACTCGTGAAGATACACCATCAATAGACCACCCTTCAGGTGGGTTTGCAGTTACACCTGAACCTGATTTTATAGTTATAGGGATATCTAATGGGTTATACCCTAATACTACCCAATTAGTACCATTCCATTTAATATTTATACTACTATCACTATCAGAAACCCAAATAGGATTTCCGTTACTATCAAACCCATTTTGGGTAAAATGATGTTGAGTGGTTACTGTTATTGCTTCCGAAAAATTGGTGAAAGTTAAACAAAAATCTTTATAAACAATATTGTTAGTTGGTACTAAAGTAATTGTGTTATCAGGACAAAGTTGATTATACAGATATAGAACAGTTGTTGATATTGGTACCTCAACAATAATTCCTTCTCCCGTTAATTCATCTATGTCTAGATTTTGAGCGTAGACTATTGGGTCACTTATTGGATAAATAGGTGGTACAATAGAATTTGTGAATAATGGTGGGTTAGGAACCACACCGTAGTAAACGGTGTATGGTCCGGTAGATGTTCCTCCCGTTATTTGTATTTGATAATGTTTAGTTGTACTCATATTAAATTACATATGTTGGATTAGTAGTTATTATACCACCTATATTACTATAAGCTAAAACTTGAGGTGGGACCCTAATACCATTGACTATTGGTGTGCCCCAAATCTCAAAATCATTTGAAGAGTTTAATAATCTAGTTTGATATTCGTGTCTATAGTGTAAAAAAGTTGTCTGACCTGCAGTAGCGTTAAATGTTGACTGTCCATATGAATCATAATTACAAACTGTTCCCGACAAGGACGGTATTAATGTTGATGGGGTGCCTGAAAATGGATATGTATTAAAACTACCACTTGTACTTAACCAATAACCTGATTTAGTATCAGCGGTTGTAGATGAGGTGAAACCTGTGGCTATGTATGTGGCTGAAACTGGACTTTTATAGTAAAGACCTGTTGATGGGAATGTTCTATTTGTTCCCCATAGTGCCGAAGAACTTGTTGATGTGCTATTAATCTCGTTTACTAAGGTTGTTATTGAAGTATTAGGGTCTCCACACGGGTCAGATGGTAAGGTTATTTGTTTTGTTATTGTATTTGCAGTTATTGTCATATAATATTGAGAACCTGTTGTACCTGTTTCGATGATTGATGTTGGGTGGAATATTAATCTAGTATAACTTGCGACACCTGTATCACCAACACAATTTACTGTAGAGCCCTGTGAAGGTATCGTTACGGCAAAGGATTTGTAATATCCTAAATCTGTAGGTGGTGGTCCTGGTGGTGACCAACAAGTTGGTATTTTGGACACCCACGATTGGTAATATGTTGATATAAATGTACTCGACCCTGTGAAACCAAAAACCCCTCTACCGTCAGGTAAAAAAGTTTTATTATATGATGTTGACTCAGAATCTAAAAAACATTGTGCGGTATTACCAAGACAAGTCGTGTTTTGAGAATAAAAGCGTGGTGTGTAAAATACTGCAGAAATTGGGAAAGTTGAAATATATGAAGTACCGTTGTTATATGCGGCAAAATAATTTATATAATCGGATGTGTTTGGGTAATTTACGTTGCACCCATCAAGAGTGTAACCAATAGTAACATTACAACCGGATGTATTACGATAAACAGAACTACCAATAATTTTCATTTGAGTAGGATTTGTTATACAGTCCACACAAGTCCAATCATCTAAACAAGACATATAAAAGTCCCATAATGTATTGGGTACGCTAGGTTTGAAATCAACTATAATCTCGTCATAATCATTTATGGTGAATGCAGTTAGCGTTGTTATTTTTTGAAAATAACTTTCTGTTCTTGCTGATTTAGGAAACAAGTTTGGTGCGAATCTATTTGAAACATTAGTTTGGCAAGGGGTTAGATTATCTAAACAAGCCCCAATTACAAAATCTTCTAAACCAATTTTATCGGGATAATTTGCGCCACTAAAACTTATAGTAATTCTATCGGCAAACGCTCTTCCTTGAAAAGCCCAAACAAGGTATTTAGTGTTTGATGTGATTTTAAATGTTGCTTGTGAGTCAACTAAATCTGTAGAGGCAACATCTAAATTTATATAATGTTTATATTCGGTCAAAGGATACGTTGTTGTTGGGTTTGTATCTATGTCACAAGTTATTGGTAATACATTAATTGATGATAAACAATTTAAATCCGCGGGTATGGTAGAACTATCACCTGTAATAGAATAGTGTATCCCATTTGCTATTACATTAGTAATAACAGGGATGTAAACACCGGCTTCTCTAGGCATTGCTTGTGACCCTAGTAAAGGATGATTAACTGTACTTGCAGATATTCCATATACTCCGAAAATACCAACACCGGACGAAAATGAAAATAATGTTGGGTTATTTGGGCCATACCAAATTATTTGATAATCTGATGGATTACAAGACCCCGTTAAATATCCTGCGGTAATGTTACCAATTGAAGTTGCTGAATAATCGGATAATCCTAAGTCACAATTAATACATAAGTTATTATCTTGAACAGGAATGTTAATACAGTAATTGGTTACAATGTCTTTAAAGTTAATAACTGTTGTTCCTGTAGGAACTTCAATTATATAAGGACATTGTGTTCCCGTAACATCCCATAAAGTAAGATAAGGTATAAATGGGGCTGCGTCATAATCATTATTTAAATAAATCTCAAAAGGACCTTCCGCAGGTACAGGACCGGGATTATATGTTATACAAGTTGCGGCTGAAAATGTTGCTGGCATATGGTTATGTTATATCAAATGTGTATCCGGTAATATTATTAGGTATACATTCAATAACAGGAAATTCTGTTATAGACGCACCAAAAGAACAATCTTTATCTGTGAAAATTGTGCAATAAACTGTTACTGTAAAATCTCCGTAAGAATCTACAACAGTTGCTGCGTAAGTACCGTTTGGTATATTATTTAATGCGGGATGAATCCCCATACTTGGATTTGTTGATGAAGACCAATAAACTGTATATGGTGGTGTTCCACCTGTAATTGATACTGAAACTTCGCCATCCGATGACTGAGATGAGGATGGGTTATTTGAAACACACTCAACTTGCATAGGTAAAATTGTAATTACACCACATTCATTTATTTGTCCTGTTATTACAGGAATATTAGCTGGTGCGGGTGTAAAACACGGAAAAGTTATCTTACATACATCACAATCGTTATATAATAGAAATGATGGTGGTGCGTCATATATTGTTAAACCTTCTAATGGTGTTGTTGTGACACCGCTATAGGTAACACAACCTGAAAATAAACCATTTATGACAACGCCATATTGATTCCCTGTTGTAGCACTAAAATTAGTCCAAGGAGTTGTTGTTTCCCCACTTGATATACCAATTGAAGAAACATTTCCACAACACGATTCAAAGTAATATATGTTATTCCCTACCATTTTATATTTGTTATTTTACTATAAATAATCTAAAGTTTGATTTTATTAAAATATAATTGACATTTACTTTTAATAAATGGTGTAATTGGTGATATTTATAGATATGAAACTTATTAGTACCATATCAAATATTGTTACAGAAGCTAAAGAACAATATGAATTGGCTTGTGACAAAGGTGTTCCGGAAAAAGAATTGGAACGTCTTGAGAAAAATTATTATGAATCCTTAAAACTTCTAAGGATATATGAAAACTTGGGTAAATCGCCTAAGAAATTAACAGATTAAATTCCACCATCAGTAATTACCCAATTGTTTGGGGCTCCTGTAAGTATATTTTTACCTGATTGACCGGATAATGTGTATTTAATATCATTAAAGAAGATATTAACATTTGGTTTTACAGATGGTAATGAACTCCATCCATTATAAATTGCGTCTAAGTTTGTTGTTGAATAATCCGTAAATGTTTTACCAGACATAAATCCTGTAAAGTTACTAACGTTTTTCACATTCCATCCACCAATATTTTGATTAAATGCTGTTGCGGCGTAAAACATTAAACTCATATCTGTAACACCTGAAACATTCCAACTTGAAATGTCTTGATTAAATGCTCCACTTGACCTAAACATTTCTTGCATACTAATTACCTTTGAAACATTCCAATTACCAATAAATTGATTAAATGGCGTTATACCAAACATAATGTACATATTAACATTACTTGAGGTGTTTATTGTCCACCCACTAATTGATGGTGAACCACCATTATTAAATGCTGAAACTAAAAACATTCCACTAAAATTGGTAATAGTACTAACATCCCAATTTCCGATATCTTGATTAAAATTATTTGCCCCATTAAACATACCAAATGTAGATATAAGAGATGTTGGAGTCCACGCACTAATTGATGGTGAACCACCGTTATTGAAAGAACTAATTGAGACACCAGACCTTTGGAACATAACTGTCATAGACTGAACATTTGAAACATCCCAACCTCCAATATCTTGATTAAAAAATTCGGCATTTCTAAACATTTGACTCATATTAGTCACATTAGATGTGTTCCAAGAACCTATTGGTTGGTTAAATTGAGTTGCGTTACTAAACATTGACCCCATATTCGTAACATTAGATGTATTCCAAGAACCTATTGGTTGATTAAATAAAATTGCACCTAAAAACATACCTCCCATATCTATAACGTTAGATGTATTCCAAGAACCTATTGGTTGGTTAAATAGGATGGCACCATTAAACATATTATCCATATTTGTTACGTTCGATAATGTTGATGTGTCAGGAGATGATATTCTTTCCCAATTATTTATAGGTTGATTAAATGATGTTGCGTTAATGAACATTTGACTCATATTAATCACATTTGAAACATTCCAAGTTCCAATAGGTTGGTCAAATAGGATAGTGTTATTAAACATTTGACTCATATTAGTCACATTAGATGTGTTCCAATAATCTAATGGTTGGTTAAATTGGGTCGCGTTCCGAAACATTCCTGACATATTGGTGACATTAGATGTATTCCAAGAACCTATTGGTTGATTAAAAGGTGTTGTGTTCCAAAACATTTGAGACATATTAGTAACATTTGATGTTGACCACCCACTAATAGACGGTGAACCACCGTTATTGAATGGACAATTCTGAAACATCAACGACATATTCGTCACATTTGATACATCCCAAGTACTAATATTTTGATTAAATGAAGTAAATCGAAACATTTGAGACATATCAGTAACATTTGAAACATCCCAAGAATCTAAAGGTTGGTTAAATGAACTACAAAAATTGAACATATTTGACATATCTGTTACATCTGAAACATCCCAATCATTTAAATTATTTATTGTGGTGATTGATGAACAAAAATAAAATAATGATTTTAAATTATTTGTTCCTGTCAAATTTAATGTATCACTAACAGAAGTTAAAATTAAATTATTACAACCGGCGAAATTAAATCCTAAATTACCTAATTGTAAACAGCCCCATTGGGAAACTCCCTTAATTTTTAGTCTATCTCCACTATTATTAAAACTCCACCCAACTAATGTTCCTGTAATTGTTATAGTATAAGAACCTGGTGTAAAATAAGTGTGTGACCTATTAAGGTAGGTGTTATCAGTTATGACCCCATCACCCCAATCAATTGTGCCATAATAAAACCCTGTTGGTTCATATGGTAATGTTATTGTTTCAATAAATAATGTAGTATCCCAATTAGATATAAATGGTAATGCTGGGTTGATAGAATAACAATCGACTATTTTGAATCTCTCACAACCATCTAAAGTTATTACTTTAATTCCAACGGATGATGCGTTGTTAAATTGAGGTGGTAATAATATTGTATTACTTGGTGGAATACTTGTAAATACGGTTGACACTAATATGCAATTATTACCGTAGATATCACAGACATAAATGTCATATGGATAACTTAATCCTATTATATTTGTGATATCGATTGTAGTCATATTATATTTTCATTTTATGATATTGTTATAGTAACATTTAATGGTGGGTTTTCTAATGTGCTGTATGATGTGGTGTTATTCCATAGAGGGAATGATGTACCATTTAATTTTAACAATCGACCTCCCCCAATCCAAGTTGAATTAGCGTAACTTGTTAGTAAATTATCGATATTAGCACTATCGAATCCATCACCAATAATTTCAATTTGTTGTAAACCTGTGAAAATTTTTGTACTATCTGTGAATCCTGATATTGTGTTAGCACCATAAACATATAATGTTCGGGTGTTTAAATTAATTAATGATAAATCACCCGATATTGTGTTATTACCGTATATACCAATTCTTATTGCATTAGAAGGTAAATCTTGAATATTACCGTAAATGTCGTTATTACCTTTTATAGTTATTGAACTATATGCGTTAGAATTACCTAAAGTTGCGATATCACCAGTTAACGTATTATCACCATCTAAATCAAAAGTGGCGCCAACATTTAAATTTAATGAACTAATATTTCCAATAATATTATTATCCCCATAAATTTGTATGAATGATAATGTTGAATAGTTGAATGTATTAATATCTCCGTAAAGAGTATTATTACCCCAAACTAAAAGAGTTGTTAAATTTAATGGTAATGTTGATATGTCACCCGATACATAGTTTGTTCCTTTTATTCTTATTTGGGTAACACTATTACCTGATAAACCACCTAAATCACCAAAAAGATTGTTATTACCATATAGGTCGAATCGTACTAAATTAGTTAGTGTTGACATCGATGATATATCACCGTCGATAGTGTTTTGACCATCTATGATTATATTGATAAGTGATGAAGGGAAATCAGATACATCTCCGTTCAGAGTATTATCTCCACCAATTTCAATTTTTTGTAAAGTTGATGGTAAATTTACAATATCACCTGTAATAGTATTTGATTGATTTAAATTACTACTTAAGGAATTAATAGATAAATCTATCAAATTTGGCGGTAAATCTAAAATATCACCGTAACAATTACTATATGTTGAATAAAAATAAATCAATGTTGAAGGTAATGAACTAATATCTCCTGATGAAAAATAATTATCAGGGGAACTAGAGTCACCCATTGATATCAATCCATCCAAAAGATTTAACTCAGAGGTTTCAATTTCTAAATATCTTGTTGAAAATGAATTAATTTGAGGTGTAACATTTTTAGGAACCAAATGAGTTATTGATGTTAAATCTGAAGATTGAATTAATATATTTCCTGTATAAGGTGTAGAGTATGTATGTGATATATAACTTAAACCGGCTAGATAATTAGTTGTATTACCATCACCCCAATCAACTGTAAATGGTAATGATGCGCTAACTCTAAACCCTTGTCCACTAATAATTGGTGTAATACTATCCAAACTTGTTGCACTCATTGTGAATGTTTCAATAGGTGTCGCACCCGATGTTGGTGTAGGTGTTGGTGTTGGTGTCTCAGTTGGTGTCGGTGTCTGTGTCGGTGTTAGTGTGTTTGTCGGTGTTACAGTAGGTGTTGAACCTATTGTTGGACTTACTGTCGGTGTATTTGTTAATGTTGGTGTTGGTGTTGGTGTAGACGGAATTGAACTTGTCGGCGTATTTGTTGGAGTAACTGTTGGGGTAGGTGTATTTGTTGGAGTAACGGTTGGTGTAGGTGTGTTTGTTGGTGTTTGTGTCGGTGTTGGTGTTGGTGTTGGTGGTATATAATTATCACATTCAACACATTTACCATTATTAACATTTCCAAATGATATTGTCTCAATAATAATTTCATTTGTGTTAATATCTACATTATTATCGGAGTTACCAATGTATGTTATACATTTAGATTCATTATCAACTAGTGTACCATATACCTGAAATAATTCTAACGATTGTCCTGGTAGTAATGATACGTTAGAACAATAAAATAATTCATTGTCAAAACAATTTTGGAATGTTAAAATGCTTGTACAAATAATATCGTCATTAATTAAATTAAATGTAACATCACCTGAAACACCACAATTAAAAATAGTTAGAGGTTCAAACATCTGTAATGGTTCGTAGTTTTCCGACATAAACATTAACGGTAATGTCTGAGGTGTTCGATACGCTATTGCATCAATACCTATAATAGAACAAGGGTTTGTCGCTGTTGGCGTTATTGTCGGTGTTGGGGTAATAGTTGAGGTTGGTGTTATTGTAGGTGTTGGAATAAATTCACAATCAAATACCGCGTTAAAATCTAAAACGCTACAATTATTTGTTGGTGTTGGCGTTGGTGTTGGACACACTCCGGAATAAACATAGGCGGTACTTAAATCAGGGCAAGAGCTAAAACAAGGTGTTTTTCCTGCTAATGAACAAGTTCCACTAAAAGTGTTTGATAGACACCATTGACTAGTTGTTCCGGTTGAATAAAAGATTACCCAACCATTAGTTTGTCCCGACCAATAAGTGTAACCATTGTAGGTTCCACCTGTGATATAGGTGTCGTCGGCACCAACTAATCCGGTGTTATTTATACAGTATGTTGAACTACAAGGCATATTATTTTTTTATTTTAATTATTATCATTTAATTATGGGCAACCACCAAATATTATTAACCAATTCGTACAATCATTATAATTGTTGAAAATGTCAGTTATTGTAACCGTTGGTGTGCCATAAGATGGTGTTGCATTTACAACTTCATAAGGTTGACCATTTGTTGCCGTATAAACACCCGGAAGGGATGCCAAAGTTGGGTTATATAAAACATATTGGGTCGTTAAATCACAACAACCAAATAACTCTAAAACTAATGTCGCGGGTGTTGGAGTAGGGGTCGGTGTTGAGGTTGGTGTGGATGTTGGTGTAATAGTTGGTGTTACAGTATTAGTTGGTGTTGGTGTTGGACTAACAACAATAGCGGTTAAATTTTGATAAAATACGCAATTATTACTATCAACAACTTTTAAACTAAAAGAATTTTGACTCCCCATAATAACAGGGACCACAAAGTCATAAGGTAATGACGACGAAGGTATCGTATCAATGTATATACAAGTAATATTTGATGGGTCACATAAATAAATGTTAAATGGTGATGCTCCCGATATGTTGTTAATTAAAATGTTCGTTGTCATTTAATGAAATGTTATTATCATAAATATAGTGGCATTAAAAAACTAATAAAGTTTTGATAATAATAATTTTATTCGTATATTTGACTTATGTCAGATGATGCGGAAATTTTATTAGAGATACTACACGAAATCTTAGGTGATGAGAAACTTCACTATGAGTCAAAGGGTCAAATATCTTTTGACTGTCCAATATGCGATGAAGACAGACATAAAGGAAACCTTGAAGTAAATTACTTTGAACACGTCTACAAATGTTGGAGTTGTGGTGATGAGAATAATACTAAAGGTCCTCTTGGTAAACTTATAGATAATTTTGGTAACAAGAAACAAAAAAAGGTTTATAACCTACTCCAACCTGAAAATCACAAACCAAAGGAAAAACGAGTTAACAAATTAAAACTACCTGAAGGATTTACAAAATTCAAGGATAGTAGTTTGGTGTACCCTGTTCGTCGTCAAGCGTATAACTACCTAACTCAAAGAGGAATCACTGATAAGATTATTGAAAAGTATGGGATTGGGTTCTGTGACCAAGGTGCGTTCTCGGGTAGAATTATTATACCATCCTATGATAGTAAGGACGAGTTAAACTATTTTATTGCTCGAAGTTGGGACCCAAACAGTCGAGCTAAATACAAAAACCCGGAAGCATCTAAAGACGAAATAATCTTTTTTGAGAGTACAATCAATTGGAATGAGGACATCCATCTTTGTGAGGGTGCGTTTGACGCTATATTCCTACCGAATAGTATTGCTATGTTGGGAAAACATATGTCAGACTTATTACTTAATACCTTATATGAAAAAGCAAATGGAAATGTAATTATTTGTTTGGATAGTGATGCTTGGAATGACGCTGTTAAGTTATTCCATAATTTAAATGGGGGTAGATTATATGGTAAGGTTAAAATAATAAAATTAACGGGTGATGCCGATGTAGCTGATTTAAGGGGTGACATAAATAATCATTTTTATACAATGAAATAGATGATAGATTTAAATGAGGTTGCGAAAGAAATAAGGGGGTTATTAGATAAACGAAGAGAGGAACTTGAACTAACATTCGTTGAGGATACCCACACTTATTATATGAAGGATGAGACCGGAGTTATTAGAAGTGATTATCCATCTGTTAGTAAGGTGATGAAATACTTCTATGAAGAGTTTGATACTGAAGGTATATCGTTAAAGAAAGCCAAAGGTGACGTGTTTGTCCAACAACAATTATTAGATGAGTGGAAGGCTGCCGGAGATTACTCAACCAATATGGGTAGTAGGGTCCACTATATGTTGGAGAAGAAAACCATTGAGATGTTTGGGAATTACAAAGAAGTTAGACAACCCATCTTTGAATGTGACTTCACCCAAATCTTAAAAGGGGATAGTATGATTTCTGCCGGAACGGCATATTTAAATCTTATGGTTGAGAGAGGCGCGGTGTTATTGGACACGGAAATTGTATTGGGGGACCCTGAGTTGAAATATACCGGACAGCCCGATAAAGTGTGGTTGATAATGAATAAAGAACAAACAGAGTTTGGTTTGGTAATTACAGATTGGAAATCCAATAAACCAAAAAACTTTGAGGAGTCATTTTTCACCAAAAAAATGTATTACCCATTTGATAACTTACCTAACAACGCATTGGGTCACTACTTTACACAATTACCATTTTATGGGAAACTTCTTATTAAAATGTTACAAGGAACAAAATACGAGAACATTAAATTGTATGGGTGTATTATTGTTCTTGTTAAGGAAATTGGGGAGTATGAAGAGTTCCGTGTACCAAAAGGTGTTCAAGAAACCATATTGGAAATGGATATGTCAAAGTATTTGACAAAGAAATAAAAATAAACTAAATTTATAAAAAAAGAATATGGACGATTTATTAAAACCAAAGATTGATTTAAAACAACAACCTACATTAGTATGTGAGGACTGTGGTGGTATATACTTCAAAGAAGTTGTATTAATTAAAAAAGTTAACAAATTGTTAACGGGAAGTCAGGAAGACACTATAGTTCCGTTTCCAACATACAGATGTGACGATTGTGGTCACGTAAATGAAGAGTTTAAATTATTTGATAATTAAGATGATTAAAAAATTAGTTCACTTTAGTGACTTACATATAAGATTATTCAAAGACCACGACTTATATCGAGGAATATTGAATAATATGTTGAAACAATTCAGAGAGATTGCTCCGGACAGGATTGTATTCACCGGAGATTTAGTTCATTCTAAAAACCAAATGACACCCGAACTTATTGAGTTCGTGGCTTGGATTCTTACAGAATGTTCTCAAATTGCCAAAACTATTATTATAATTGGAAACCACGACTTCTTGGAATCTAACTCTTCAAGATTGGATGCTCTTACACCGGTGATTGATTCCTTAAAGAACGACAACATCGTTTATTTGAAGAACAGAGGTGAATACGAGGATGATAATGTTGATTGGGTTGTATATTCATTACTTGACCATAACATTCCACCTGAGATTGAAAAAACGGGTAGATTGAAGATTGGTTTATTCCACGGACCGGTTCAGGGATTAACAACCGACATCGGATATAAGTTTGAAACCGGATTTGAAACTGATAAGTTTAATGGATGTGATTTAGTTTTATGTGGTGATATTCACAAAAGACAAATCTTCAACATCCCGGGTGGTAAGAAAGCGTATATGGTAGGTTCAACAATCCAACAGAACTATGGTGAGACAATTACTAAACACGGGTTTGGAATCTATAATTTAGAATCTGATGAATATTCATTTGTTGATTTGGATAATCCAAAACCTTTCTTATCATTTAAGATGAAATCATTTGATGATATAATAAACGGAACAGAAAAATTAGTTAATAGTGGGAAATCTTAGAGACAAATATACTAATGAAGAGTGGGATGAAATTGAAAGAGAAATTGAACACGAAAAGAAATTAGGGAAACCTGATAATAGTTATTTGGCGATTTTCGTTGATGACTTAAATAAAGACCAATTAATCAACCTAAAATATAAGTTGTTGATTGAATGTAATATCCCAAAACATCAGTGTTGGTTAATTGATGATTGGATAAAATATCGAGAAAACAAAGAACGTGAGTCAGATAAAATTAACAGCTAGTCAATTAAAGTCAGTCCAAGAATATTGTAAGTTAAATAATATTGAGGATATTGATAAGTTCATTACGAAATGTTATACTGAAGGGTTTAATATTAAGAAATATGGTCTTCTTGGTAATGATTCAGGAAAAACGGATATTGTCGGTGAAAAACAGGTAGAAATTGAAGTAATCCGTGAAATACGGGTAGAAGTTCCTGTTGAAGTTATCAAAGAGGTTGAGGTAATCAGAGAAGTTATTAAAGAAATTGTTAAAGAAGTTCCGGTTGAAATTATCAAAGAAGTTGAGGTTATTAAAGAAATCCCTATTGAAAAAGTAGTAATTAACGAGGTTGTAAAAGAAGTCCCTGTTGAAAAAGTTGTCACAAAAATAGAATATATTAGTGACAATACTCAGATAAATGAACTATTGTTAAAAATACAACAGTTGGAAAATAGACCACCGGAGATAATTGAAACAATTAAGGAAGTTGAAATTATTAAAGAAGTTCCCGTTGAAAAGATTGTCGAAGTTAATAAAATAGTTGAGGTTGAAAAAGTAATTGAAGTGGAAAAATCAAATGATAAGACATTACTTCTCCAAGAAACTTTACAGAAACTTAGAAAAGAACTATCTTTAAAGAACACAAGGATTGAGGACCTTGAAAAAATAAATAAACAATTGGAATCGATGAAAGTCAGTCAAGGGGCTGTATTTCTTAAAGGTTCTAATATAAGTGAAACAATGTAATATGATAACACAATTATTATTATGGATGATTATGGCTTACGGGATGACCAACATAATTGTTTACGGAAGTATCTTTAATGGGCCGAGAAACTCCATTAACAAAGCATCAAACACACCACATTTTCCTTTTCGAGGATTCTTTATATTTGTGAGTGATATGATTAAATGTATGATGTGTGCCTCGGTATGGGTTGGATTCTTTTTTGGAATTTTCTTATATTCACCAGTACACGAAATGTTAGGGGTTTCAAGTTGGGTCTCTTGGTTCTTTGATGGTATGTTAGCGTCAGGGTCAGTATGGGCTTTCAACGGTATGGTGGAATGGTTTGAAGAAAATAGACCGACAAAAAATTAAAATATGAAAAGTAAATTAGGTGACTTTGTTATTAAGTTTTTGAAAGATAAGACTGAGACAAGAAAGATTATTAAGTGTGATGATTTTTTTCAGTTGGTGAATGATATGGGGATTAATGATGATAGTGATGAAATTGTTGATATTATATATTATTTAGAAGATAATAATACTGATATTAATTTTCACGGGGCGAATACTCAAAATTTTTACACTAGATACAGAAATATTGAAAGAAAGGTTCAGATGTCTAAAATGTTAAAAGGTTCTAAACCGGAAGTTCAAAAACTAATTGAAAAAGTTGAAAGTATAAGTGTTAAAGAAAGACCGGATTGGTTAGAAACATATCGAAATGATGATGAAGACACAACACCTGTTGCCTTTACAGATAATGATAACAATTTAGGTAAAAGTATTCTTGATAGATTAACTAATGAAGTTAAAGAACGAATTGAAAACGAACCGGGAATAACTTTAGAAGAAATACAAGAACAAATGAATAATGAATTAAATAACAATTAAATAAATACAATTATGCCAAAGTCAAAATTACGTGGTGGTGCAAAGGCACACAAAGCAAGAGTATCAACAAGAAACAACACTATTAAAGGATTAAGAAAGAAAGCTCAAGCGGAGTATCAAGAAATGTTTGAGAAACAAATGGAAGAGTTAAAGGCTCAATACCAAAATGAGAATGGTGAAACAACAGAATTAAACGCCGATGTGATTGTTGGTGATACAAATGAGGTTAATGTAATAGACGCTGAGGTTGTTACACCTGAAACTGTTTAGACATTCGTTAGACATTTTTTAGACATTCAACCAATGGATTTATTCAATCCCCCCATAGAATTTAATTACACAATAATGATAAAAGATTTAGATATCACAAGTTTTGATAATCCTTACCTACAGATTGTATGGGAGGACTATGCTGAAAACTTTACACAAGAAAAAATAAAAAGTGTTCGTCATTACTTTCAAAAGAAGTACAACACAACCAATGTTAATGTTATTACAAAGACAAAGGTTGCTGACGACACCACACATACCGTAGACATATCCTTTAACATCTTGGATGAGAACTATCAATTAGAATTAGTTCGTTCATTCTTGGAGTCAAAAGGGAATATGGAACACTACGATGATATCTACCAACTTAATAGTATTGTGGATAACAAATTGTTACAAACTCAAACTGATGCTGCTCCGTTTAAAAGATGGTATATTAAGAACATTGAGTTCTCAAACTTTTTATCCTATGGTGAGAATCAGAAGATAGATTTTGAGAAGTGTGATGGGATTACGGTTGTGGAGTCAAACCCACCTAACTTTGGGGGTAAGACAGTTTTGACTGTGGATTTACTTATGTTCTTATTCTTTAATGAGACAACCAAGACATCAAAGGCGGAGGAGATATTCAACAGGTTTACAGAGAGAAACAAAGTTGCCGTAAAAGGTGAGATTACAATTGATGGTGAGGAGTATATCATATTGAGAAATATTGAAAGAAAGTTATCAAAAAAAGGTGAATGGACGGTTAAGACCGAGTTGGACTTCTATAAAAGATTGTCTGATGGTAGTTTACAAAACTTCACCGGAGAACAACGAAGAGAGACCGAGGCGTTTATCAAAACGTCTATCGGGACCAAAGAGGACTTCTTAATGACCATCCTAACAACTGCCACCAACTTGGAAGAACTAATTGATGCCAAACCTACGGCGAGGGGTCAAGTTCTTTCAAGATTTATGGGGTTGGATTTCCTTAAACGTAAAGAAGAAGCTGCCAAAGAAATTTATAGTGACTTCTCAAAAGGAATGTTGTCAAACATCTATAACTCTGAAGAACTTAAAACGGATAACCAAACTAGTCAAGATACCATAGATACTTTAACGGAGAGTAATCTAACATTAGATGTTCAGTTAGAAGATGCTAAATCAAGAATCCTTAAAGGTCAGGAATATCGTGATGGATTGTTAAAGTCCAAACACAATATTGACAATGAATTGGTAACGGTTTCTCCGGACAAAGTTCAGGAAGAGATTAATGGGTTGGACCTACAAAAAGCCAAAGCTATTTCAGATAGAGATGGTGTTAAGGTTGTAGAACCATCAGAATTTTACCACGAAGATAAACACGATGAGGTAAAACAGGAGATTAAAGATTTGATTACCAAACAAGCGGAGAATAACGCCAAGATTAAAAGTATTGAAGAACTGAAGAGTTCGGTTGATGGTGGAATCAAATGTGAACACTGTGGTATTGAACTGATGAACGCGGCTATAACTAACGCCAAAATTGGGGAACTTGCCGGACTTATCACGCATAAAGAGGAATTAGAAGGGTTAATGCAGGATTTAACCGGCAAAGAGTTAAGTTTTGTGAACCTTAAAAAAGAGTTTGATGAGTATGAGAAAAACAAACTTATTAAAGAGAAATATGAATTAAGTGTTGAACGTTTCCAATTGATGATTGACTCATTGAAAACCAAATTAGAAAGATATTCTGAAGTTCAAGATAAGATTGTGGAAAACAATAAGACAGATGGATTGTTGATTAAAGCGGCGATTAGAATTGATGAACTTGAGGGTGAAAAGAAAACTATTGAAACTAGTATCTCAAACAATAAGTTTACAATTACCAATCTAACTACCAAAATAACTTCTAACTTGGAAACAATTAGAAAGATTGCTGAAGAGGCCGAAAGAGAAAGAATCTATAAAATCTATTTGGAAATCTTTGGTAAGAATGGTGTAACCAAACTTATTATGAAGACAATGATGCCACTTATTAATAGTGAACTTCAACGATTATTAGAGGATAGTTGTCACTTTAGATTAGAAGTTAAGATTAACGATAAGAATGAAGTTGACTTCCTTATGATTGATAACAACACTCAAGTTGAGAAACCAATGGCGTCCGGGTCCGGATATGAAAGGTCAATTGCTTCACTAGCGTTAAGAGCGGTGTTAAGTAAGATATGTTCATTACCAAGAGCTAACGTCGTTGTATTTGACGAGGTGTTCGGGAAGATGTCCAACGACAACTTGGAGATGGTATCAGAGTTTTTTAGTAAGATTAAAGAATACTTTGAGAAAATATTCGTTATCACACACAACCCATTAGTAACAAATTGGGCTGATAATGTGGTGAGAATTAGAAAAGAAGAAAATATTAGTTATGTTTCCCAATAAAAGTTTGGGAAACATAATTTTTTTCGTATCTTTGTAACATAATATCTAATTTAAACGTATAACGTATGAATGACTTAACCAAATACATTTTATTTGTCTTTGCTAAAAACGACAACCCAAAAGAATTTACAGAACAAATTGCAGAAGAATTATGTGTTATTTCGGATACACCAAATCTTAATTTTTATTTTGGACCAGAATCATCTGTGTTCACAATCTCAACATTAGATTCCTATGAGGATGTGAAAGATTATATTGATATGATTTTAGGTGTTGGTGAGATAATGTATGTATTACTACCTTACACATCTGACAAATTGTCATATGGTTTACCTGAAAAAATATCGAAACATCTTTTTAATGATGGGATTAGTGACTTTATGTCAGAAAAATCACTTGGTTCTGAACCAAATGAATTTGAGGTACGAAAAATGATACAAGAACAAATTCGAGATAATTTTAATTTAAACATTGAAAACTTTGACTTTGATTATGATGAAGAAGAAGATGATATACAAGAAATTAAGAATAAACAACGTAGTCCATCTTTAGACGAATTATTAGAAAAGATTAAAGAAAAAGGGTTAAATTCGTTGACTGAAAAAGAATTATCACAACTAAACAAATACTCAAATTAATATGAAAGAAAAAAGCTCAGGTATTCCAATTAATCAAGAAGAGATTAACTTGTATTTAAAAGACATTCGTAAGATTAAAGTAATGACTCCTGAAAGAGAGAGAGAATTATCTAAATTGATTATGTCCGGGACTTTATCTCCAAGAGAGATTGATGAAGTAAACCAAGAATTGTTGGAGGGTAACTTACGTTTTGTTATTACAGTTGCTAAACAATATCAAAATCAAGGTTTAGACTTCCCTGATTTAATCTCTGAGGGTAACTTAGGATTGATGAAAGCAATCCAAAATTTTGATTGGTCTAAGAATCTTAGATTCATATCTTATGCTGTGTGGTGGGTTAAACAATCCATACTTCAATCTCTGAACGATAATGCTCGTACAATCAGACTACCGGTTAATGTTGTTCAAGATTTACATAGAGCCAAGAAAGCAATTGAATCTAATGGTGGTAAATTGGAGGATAAGTTTCAAAACCTACCTTCAATGATTGATTTAGATATGAACATCAACGAAGATGGAGATACTCTTGTTGATATTATTAAAAATGACCAAGCGGATATGCCGGATGAGGTTTTCAACACTAAAGATGAATTGAAGTTACAATTACATTCATTACTAAGTGTTTTAGATGAAAGAGAAAAAGTAATTGTTGAGGACTATTACGGTCTTAGTGGGACCCCAAGAACACTTGAAGATATTGGTGGAGATTTTAATCTAACTAAGGAACGTGTTAGACAAATCAAAGAGAAAGCCTTACGAAAATTAAGGAATGATAGTTCAATTTTATTTGAATATATGTAAAAACTTTAAAACCTTCTATTTATTATAATAGAAGGTTTTTTACTTTTATGATAAAACTAAAACAAAAATTATGAAAGCAATATTAAATTTTATTGATGTGTGGGGAAACAGAATTATGTTTTTCTTAATTATTATCGTGTTCTTTAAAACTTGTACCACTAATGGTAGAGTAGATAAAGTGACAAAAAAAGTTGATACTTTAGAAGTTAAAATAACTAAAGAAATTAAAATTGAAGGGTTGAAATCTGAAAAAAGAATGATTCAAGCTACAGATAGAAAAATTATGGATGTCAATAGACAAACAGAAATCGATAAAGAAATAAGTAAAATCACAAATGATTAAATCAATTATTAGTTGGATTAAAGAACATCCGGTAAGAGCGATGTTTTTAATACCAATTCTTTTAGTTGCGGGTATATCAATATCTCACGTAGTATCTTGGTATGACTTAACAAATCCTATTAGTTGGGCTATATACCTATCAATCGCTATTGAAGTTGGTGCTATGACCGCATTAGTTGCGGCAACAAACAGAATTAAAGGTGGTGTATGGTTTATGTTCGGATTAGTTACCTTTATACAAATGATTGGGAATATATTCTTTTCATTTAAAGAAATTGATGTCAACGGAGATTTGTTTAAATCTTGGGTTGAATTAACCTCACCTGTTTGGGAAATGTTAGGGTCGGATATAAATGATGTTGTTTCACAAAAAAGATGGTTAGCGTTTTTAGGTGGGGGATTACTTCCAATTATATCATTAACTTCATTACATTTTTTTGTAAAATATGATGAATTAACTAAAGAAGGTACTGATGAGGTTAAAACTGTTGAGGTTGAAAAAATCGTAGAAGTTGAAAAGATTGTTGAAGTACCTGTAGAAGTAATTGTTGAAAAAGAGGTAATTAAAGAAGTTGAAAAGATTATTGAAGTGCCTGTTGAGGTTATTGTTGAAAAATATATTGAGTTACCACAATCAGAATTGGTTGATAAAGAAGATTACTTTGATGAGGGATTTGAAGAAATTACTGAAGAAGATATTGTCGATGAATCTCCAAGACCTAATAGACTAAGTTACATTAAACCACAATCATAAAACTTTAATTTATGTGGAATGATAGACATAACTAAATATGGTGAGTTTAAACCTGTTGGAAAACAAAAAAAGAAACACCAAATCATACTTACACATACATCAAGAAATATCAACGACTATCTTCAGTCGTTGAAGTTTCGTTATAATGGGGATTTCAAAAGAATCCCCAACTATATTATTACCCGGGAAGGTAAAGTTATTCAACTATTGGGAAACACCGAGCATTCGGAATACTTCAAAGACCCCAATATAAATCGTAATTCAATTATTATATCTTTAGAAAATTTAGGGTGGTTACAAAAAGAACCGCTAACCAACCATTACATTAACTGGATTGGGGATATTTATAAAGGTAATGTGTTTGAAAAGAAGTGGAGAGATTACTTTTTTTGGCAACCATATACTGAAGAACAAGTCCAAAGTACAAATTCTTTATGTTATAAATTGTTAAAAGAAATGAAAATTAAACCACAAATAGTAGAACACAATACAAAAATTGCTGGTATTGAAAAATATGTTGGAATAGTGTCTAAGAGTAATTATGATACAATCTACACTGATTTAAGTCCAGCGTTTAACTTTAATGAACTATTAAAAAAAATAGAAAATGAATAATTCACACGATGAAATTAAAAAATTATTAGAAGCCTCAAGAAAATTGTTAAATAATGAGACTATTAATGAAGACATCCGTAGACAATATGGATTATTAACTGAGGAAGAGATTGATTTGACCGGTGACAATGTAACATCTAAAATTAATGTTGCTAAATCAGTTGAGGATACAATTGACTATGAGACTGCCGATACTGATGGGGATGGGTATGATGATGAGGAAGAATCAAAAGATGATAAAACTCAAGGATATAGAATCTCGGGGGGTATTTTAGTATTACACGGAAAAGAACAAACTGATTTAGAATTAACTACTGATGAAAAAATTGCATTCCAAGAAACTATGGATGAATTTGTTGCTGAAGTTTCTGATATGGTGGATTTTAATAAGTTAAATGTGTATACAAATAATGTTGAGTGGTCCGGAAAGTTAATTGAACAAGATATAGAATTTTTCTTTTCAATAGGTGAAGAAAATGGTATTTATATTGAAGGTGAAATGATAAAAGCGGACGACGAGTTTATTGGTCTTTTAACTAAGTTAAACACTTATTATCAAAAATTTAAATCAAAATGGGCTAAAATATTAGCTTCAAGAAAAAAAACTGAAAAATAATGAAAGATATTATAGGAAATAATAAACAGAACATTTTATTAATCATAGTAATTGTATTAGCCGGATGGAATATCTTCACGACTAACGGAATTAAAACAGATGTTCAATCTTATAAAGATAAAATAAATTCAATTCAAACTGAAATTGATTCAGCTAAAGCGATTAACGAAGGGATTGATGTTAAGATTGATTCTGTAAAAGGTAATGTGGTTAAAATTACAAAAGAAATTCATCACATAGATAATAACATAACAATAATTAAAAAACAAACAGATGAAAAAGTTAATAGTGTTGATACTCTTACTGCTAACGAGCTTGAGCAGTTTTTCACAAACAGATACAACAAAACCAACAACTAAAAGCGATACAACCAAAGTTAGGTTAAAAGTTCCGGTTGCTAAATTGGCGATAAAGGATATTCTAAAAGGTGATGGGTGTGAAGTGGAATTGAAATTAACTCAAGAAAAGTTAATTAAAACTGAAGAGAGAGAAAAAGAAAAAGATTCTCACATTGTTCTTCTTGAAGAAAAAGATAAGAATAATAATTTTATGTTAGGTAAAAAGGACGAACAATTAAAAGTGTCTGAAGAACTAACTAATAGTTTACACAAAGAACTTAAAGGTCAAAGAACTAAAACTTTCTTATGGAAAGTTGGAACTTATGCTGGTATAATTGCATCAACATATCTTATAATAACAAAGTAATGGCATTATCCGCAACAGAGAAAAAAGAGATTGAGGTTATGATTCGTAAAGAAATTAAAGATTTCTTAGGGAGTACTACGGTACAACAATACGAAACCAAATTAATAGATACAATATCTAAAGAACTTAAACGAGGTAAACTTGAAGGTGATGTTAAGGACATTGCTTTAAAGATGTTTCGTGAATTCTATTCATTTATGTGGATGAATAGAAGTTATTGGGAACCAAGACTTAAAAACGCTTAATTATGATAAAACCTGATGTAATTGCTGCAAAATTAAAAAGTGAGATTGATAGTCAATCTGCTAGTTCTGGTGGTGGTACTGCGGCAATGTTAGCTAAAAATGAATTTAAAAACTCAATACCTAGTAATGGTGTTGCCAATGAAGAAATCGTTAAAAAACGTATTAAAAAAAATAACATAGATAAATTAGTGGGTAAAGGTAAACTTAAAACACCTATTGGTAAATTAACTATGGGGTTACCAATAATGGGTGAAGACGGTGAGACATCAGAAGCTACCGGTGCAGGTTCTGCGGGAGGTTTTTCGGCACCATTATTTTCTACAACTAAAAAAGAAATGGAAGAAGATTGTTGGAAAGATTACGAACAAAAGGGTATGAAAAAGAAAAACGGTAAGATGGTACCTAATTGTGTTAAAGAAGGTAAAGAAGAGTATTGTGATTCTTGTGATAGAGTTAAATCTAAATGCGTTTGTGGTGAAACTAAAAAAGTTGAGGCTACTGAATCGACAGGGGTTAGTTCTTCAGGTTCTTACGAAACTACAGCAGCTTGGGCAAAATCTCAAAATAAAAAAGATTGGAGAGGTAAGTCTAAAACACAAATTCCGGGAGGAAAATTTGTCCAAGTTAAAAAGAAATGTCAAAAATTTCCATATTGTAATCAAGGAGACATAAAAGCTTTAAAAATATTTGAAAACGAAAAAGTTAAGAATGCTATTAAAAACATTAGTGAGAGACATAATATAAGTGAGAATGTTATTAAAACAATCATTGCTTATGAATATGAAAATACCTTTCAAAAGAAATAAAGTTAAAAACTAATATATTTATAATAAAAACTAAAAATGAAAAAATTAAATACAACTTATTTAGATAATTTAGTGTCTAAAGTTTTAAAAGAAACATTAGAAGAAAAGGTGGATAGTCTTGTTTCTAAAATTAAAGGTGGCAGCGTGTGTGAATGTGGTGGAACTATATATGAAGGTGAATGTAACGAATGTGGTTCTAAAGGCGGTGATATGTATGAAGATATCTATGATGTTGACGAAAAATTAGATGGTGAATTTGATTATGTAACCAAAAATGAATCTACTGACGAAGATAAAGAAAAAACTTGTAGATACCATATTGAAAATTTTGGTAAAGATGATAAGGTTACGAAAGAAATGTGTCAAGGGGTTAATATTACTGAAGCATTAAAAGGTCGTCAAAGAAAATTAGATAGAAACAAAAACAATAAGATTGACGCTGAGGATTTCAAAATGTTAAGAAAAGGAAAAAAAACTGAAACGGATGAAGGTAATGCGTTTTCAGGAGCTTTATCTAATGCTAAGAAAAGTGGTGAAGATTCTTTTGAAGTGGATGGTAAAGAATATCCGGTTAAAGAATCGTATTCTTTAACTGAAACTGAAATGATTAGTTTAATTGAAAAAATTGTTAAGGAAGAGAAAGATAAAAATAAAACAAATATTAAAGTTGTTGGAGGTTCTCCAAGAGGATTAGAAAAATACAAACAAATTCACGCAAAAGATGGTAAAGAAAATGATGATTACATTAAATCTGTTGCTAAGAAAATGAAAGATTACCTTAAAGATGGTTCTAAAGGTGAGTACGATATGAATCCAAAAACATTTCCGGTAGGTAATGGTGAGTTAGAGAAAATGGATAAAAAGGCTTTTGAAATGACTGATGATTTAGAAGATTTTAATTATGAAATTGCCGGTTTAAATTTACCAACACCTGACGCTATAGAATTTAATGAAGATTTTATGGAAAAATTATATAAAGGGGATTCAACAACAGGAAACGCTCCGGGTGGAAACGCATTAGAGTCTAAAGCAAATGATAGGTTTAATAAATTAAGAAAGAAAAACACTCTTAAAAAATTAAAAGACCAATCCTATAATAGAGTATCTCAACCGGTTTTTAACGAAAAAAGCGGAACTGAAAAAGGTAAAGGTGTAAGTGTTAAATTAGAGTCTACTGAAGACAAAAAAACAAAACAAATCAATGAAGAATTTGATAGAATGAAATCGTTGATTGGGTACGATAGAAAAACACAATAATTTACAAACAAATATTCTAACTTATAATTTCTCCATAGACAACTCTATGGAGAATTTTTTTAGCTACATATCAAAACCTTTATTACCTGAAGAAGTAGACCTTTGGTTTAAGAGTAATAATATAATTCCGGAAAAAATGGAATTGTATTCTGATTTAACGCATTCACTTAATCAATTAATCTTAAACACTTATTTAGGGGAATTAGATTCGTCTAATGAGATTAAGATTGATTTAACTGATGATGATAAACGAAATCACTTTGAATGGTGTTGGAATAAGGTAATCACTAATTTTGGTCAGGAAAACATAAAATTTGATGAAAAAGGTGGTCACTTTGATTATTTTGAATCATTTTTTGATGAAACGTTTTATAGTCAAAAAGAATATAAGGTTAAGACCTCAATAGGTCATTTCTTCACCGACCTATTCAATTACAAAAAATCATTTACAAAATCAGATTTAGATATGGTAACAACCATATATAAAATCCTTGATAAACACGTCCAATATTAAAAAAACACGGATAGTATTTACTATAGGGTAAAAAAAATTACTTTTATCAATATAAAAATAAATTTATTAAAACAATTCAAATGGAAACATTAGAACAAATTAAAGCTTTAGTTGAAGAATTATCAGTAGACACCACAAAATTTTTTGGTGGTAATAACAGTGCTGGAACAAGAGCTAGAAAATCTGCACAAGATTTAAAAAAATTATTAGATAGTCTAAGAAAAGAGATTTTATCTGAAAGAAAAAAAGACGAGTAATGGATAATCTTAATACAATATTTTTATTTGTATTTATCTTTTCTGTTTTGACCGTTTTAAGAACGGTTGGTAGAATAATAAGTTCCCTATTTTCAAACCCACCTAAGCCAATTGTGTGGGGTAAATGGGAACTTATATTTCTTGGATTTGCAATATCATATTGTTTAACATTTATTATTAAAAATTAATTATGAGTTTATATAAAGAATTTTCCGCATTATTACCTTATTTACAATCCGTTAGAAAATTGGAGAGTTATTTAAGTTTTGATGTTAGTTTTCCAACAACTTGGAAATTACCGAAAAAATTTGTCGATGAAGATAAAGTAATGGAACAAACTAGTAAAACTAGTGGTGAAAGATTTTTTTCATTTGTTTCTGAAATAAATGAAGAGTCTGTTGAAAGAATGTCTCAAAATTTAAAAAACATTATTAAGTACAATCACGATAGAGAGGAAAAAGAAAGATTATTTCAAAACAAAGTTGAAGAGTTAAAAACAATATTTGAAAAAGAAAATTTAAATAATTTAAAAAACCTTAACTTTGAATTAAAGACCGGTAAAATAGAATTAGTTGATGAAGAAGAAAGCATTGAAAGAGTTGGAGTTACTGGGGAATGATATCGTTAACACTCCAAAACAACTTGAAAAAGAAAAAAATAAAATTATAGGTCAATTAAGAGGGTTATCAAAAGATGATATTCTCCCAAAACCACCTGAACCACCTAAAAAACTAACATTATGGGAGAGACTGTTCAAAGTATTGATGGGATAATAGAAAAATTAGCACTTGTTGCTGATGGATTACAAACGCTATTTCCGGATGGGACTATGGCTGTTGCGATGGAACTTAAGTATGATGATTATAAAAAAGTTCAAAAAAACTTTAGAGATGTTGATAGAGACTTTAAACAATTTAAAATTGATATATCGGGTATAGAATTTATGTTTTTATTGAAGGATGGGTCGTTGTCTGACGTTGTAAGTAAGACTTAGAAAACCCATTTTCAATTAATAAATTATAAAGATATTTTCTTTGAGCGTTTGAATAGTCTTTGACAAACATACAATCAAATCTTTTTTGTTCCATAAAAAATTCTGAAATAGAATCTATGAATCTACTTGAATCGTAATCATTTTTTAATGTGAATAAATTAAATTTATCGTCATTCTGAACTACAATTTTATTATTTAACTTTGACACTAATTTAAATCCCGTTGGGTCTAAATATAATTTAATAAACTCCTTAGAGTTTATTTTTTTATTTAAGGAGGTGTCTAAAATAAATTCATCAATGTGATATGGGTTAATTTTTTTAATAGAAAAATCATCATCCTCTAAGTCTACTTTAATATTCCTACCTAATTCGTCTTTTAAAAATACAGGTAAGAAAGTCCCCGATACTTTTTCAAGTATTGCGATTTCGTATTTTGATAAGAATCCATTTTCATATTGTTTATCAAAAATAACATTGTCACTAGTTTCCAATAAAGATTCGTAGAAAGTATTCGCTCGATTTGAGGTCTTAAACTTCTTGATTATTTTCTTTTTTACTTTATTTTTAAATAGAACAATTAAATAATTCATAATATATAATTTAACTTTAAATATAAACTAAGTAAAGAATGGAAGATTTTTATCAAATATTGGGTGTTAATGAAAATGCCTCACAAGACGAAATAAAAAAAACTTATAGAAAGTTAGCGGTTGAGCATCATCCGGATAAAGGAGGGGATGAAAATAAGTTTAAGAAAATTTCAGAGGCATATGATACAATAGGTGACGAAAATAAACGAAGTCAATACGATAATCAAAAACGAAATCCATTTGCTAATATGGGTGGAGGAGGATTCAACCCTTTTGAAGATATGTTTAATCAGATGCACACTCAAAGGAGACGTGCGGTTCCGGATAAAGTTATTGAAGTTACTATTGGGGCGTTAGAATCTTTTAATGGTTCTGATAAGACAATAAATTATGTTAGAGAATCTAAGTGTGGTGGATGTAATGGTAACGGTGGTGAACGAGTAAATTGTTCAACTTGTAACGGTGAGGGATTTATTATCCAAAGAATTGGTACTGGATTATTTGTGCAGATGATAAGACAAGCTTGTGGTGGTTGTGGTGGTAATGGTTTTACTTACAAAACAACTTGTGGTACTTGTCACGGAAAAACTACTGTTAAAACTAATGAGACTGTTTCTGTTAAATTACCTCACGGTGTCGATGATGGTCAATTTTTAAGATTACAAGATAAGGGTGACTACAAAGATGGGATGTACGGTAATTTAGTTTTAAGAATTAAAGTACGTGAAGAAAACAATTTTGATAAATCAGGTTATGATTTAATTTATAATGCGTATTTTAATTTAAATGAGTTGTCTAAAGATACTTTAAATATTGCTCATCCTCAAGGTGATTTATCTATTAAACTACCAAAAACATTTGATACATCAAAACCCCTTAGAGTTAAATCTAAAGGGTATCATAATAGTGGTGATTTATTTATTAAATTATTTGTGAAGTTTGATAGGAATTAATATCCAAAATAATTTAATATGTCTTTAACTAATTTAATAGTCCCGTAAATTGATGCAAATAGTAGGTAAGTCCCTAATAAAGCCAAACCTTGTTGACCTTTAGTTAAACCTTTTTGTTTACAAGATTTACATTCTTTTTTTGGGGTTTCAAATGATTCTACGTCAACACTGTTAATGTCTCTCTCCTCAATAATTTGTCCTTTAATTGGTTCCATAGTAGTAAATATTAATTTACAACAAAGATAATAAAAAATATTTAAAAGAGAAACTTGCTTTTTTACTTTTTTATTCTTATATTTGTTAAAAAGAAAAATTATGGCATTATCGTACATCGGGGGTAAATCAAAAATAGGTAAATGGATTGTTCCATTCATACCTAATGACATTGAAACATACATAGAACCATTTTCAGGTATGTTTTGGGTGTTTTTTAATATGGACTTAACCAAATACCCCAATTTAAAAGAAGTTGTTTATAACGACTTTAACCCACTTAACTACAATTTATTTCAATGTCTTCAGAATCCTGAGAGATTATTAGAAGAAGTGAATAACATTCCTTGTCAACAAAGAGGGGAGTTTCCAACACCGGATATCTACAAAGAACAATTTATCAGCTTTCAAGCTGAAATTTTTAATGAGAATTTAAGCTTACAGGCTTACGATTACGTTGTTGCTGCAAAATACGCTTATGTATTGGCTCAGGTATTCTCGGGTTCTAAACCGGAAACAAGTTCATTTATAGATTTGAAAGGGAAATATAAATCAAAGTATCTAACATTCAGAGATAAGTTATCTAAACCGGATTGGGTAGAACATTTCTTAAAGATTACTAAGGTGGAAAATATGGACTTTGAAGAGGTTATTCAAAAATACGATAGTCCATCTACTTATGTTTATGCTGACCCACCATATTGGAAAACTGAGAACTATTATAATAACCACGACTTTGATAGTAAGGACCACGAGAGATTGGCGGATTGTTTAAAATCCACTCAAGGAAAGTTTTCCTTATCTTATTATGATTTTCCTCAATTACATACTTGGTTCCCACAACTTCAATATGTGTGGGAGAAGAAAGAGTTTGCTAAGGCAGCGGCGGCTAAGAAGGGGAAAACTCAAAATATGGGGGAAGAACTTCTAATTATGAATTACCAAAAATAGTTTGTGTTATAAAAAATAACTATTATCTTTGTCAACTCGAACAAAAGTAAATGATGTTTGATGAATTATTTACAAAAAACAAATATTTATAATAAAAACAATTAAAATGAAGATTACAAAAGTATTATCGAACTTAATTACTGAAGACGCTCGTTTTCAAATATTATACAAGAAATATGTTTTACCTAGTGGTGACAGAAAAAAAGGTATTTTACCATTTGAGGTTGTTAAGCAAATAGTTTTTGCTGACCCAACAACAAGAGTTCCTGAAAACTATGACAAAGAAGCTGCGTCTGTTGAAGATATGACAAGTGACAAAGTTAAAGTTGGTAAATATACACAATGGTTGTTGAATTTATTTGTTAAACCAACCCTTACTAGAGAAGTGACTAACGAACCAATTGAAGTTGGTTCTGACGAATATAAAGCAAAGGCAAACGAATATAGAAGACTTTTCTTAGAAGATTTATCTCAATTCACTGAGTTATTAGTGAAATACGATAGATTTAAAGGTAGTTTAGAGGACGCATCTAAAAAAGATATTAATAATGTTAAATCATTAAGTGACTTATCACACTTGAAAGTTAAAGTGGGTGATGGTGAAACTGTTGATTTAAATATGTATCGTGGTAAAAAAGTTAAGAAAGAGGTGGGAGCTGCGGTTAACACAAACTATAATATTCCTGGTGCTGAAATCTTAAAAGTTGGTTCTGAATATACCTTAATCAAAATTGCTGACAAAGGGGCTTTAGGTTCTAAGGCGGCGTCTTATTTCGGAGGATATAATGGTGGTCTTGATAGAGGTGAAACCAATTGGTGTACTGCAGCAGAAAACTCAAGTTATTCAAACACTTATAGAAATCAAGGTCCGTTATATATTTTCATTGCTAATGATGATAAAGGTAAAGTAGGTGAGGTTACAGGATTGCCATCTGAAAGATATCAATTCCACTTCCCATCAAACCAATTTAAATTTGCTAACCAACACGGAGGTAACATCCCGGTTGTTGAGTATTTAAATGGAAAATGGTCTGAGTTTAAAGAAATATTCAAACCTGAATTTGCTGCAGGATTTGTTAAACCAAATTCGGATAATGTTGAGATTAAATATCCGGACTCCGCAACAGGTAAGTTCGTAGCATTATATGGTTTTGAAGAATTATTCAACTCATTACCAACAACAATCAAAAGATTAAATATTATTAACACGTCAAATGAAAATGTTAATATTGATGTTCCGGACACAATCAGTCGATTCACATCGTTAACAGCTATTTTGTTTGAAAATATGATTAGTAAAGTTCCGGATTCAATCTGTGAATTAAAAAACTTAGTGTTCTTAGCTTTCCCTGGTAACAGAGAATTAAGAACAATTCCTGAATGTGTTACAACATTACCAAACCTTACATTTTTAAATGTAAGTAGATGTCCGAATGTTCAAGTTCCTGAATCGTTAGAAAAATACAATTCAGGTGACGGTTTCTACCATATGGAAGAATAATTTAAAAAATTACTACTATGAAAAATGTTGACGTTGAAATCTACATTAATCAATTTATAACTTTCTTTAATAACAACCCCAATGACTTACTTCAGTTAATTGGGGATGTTTTAAAGGATGACTTCTACGACAGAGTAAAACAACAATCATTAGATAATATTGAGAACGGAGAGGATGTTTCCTTAACCCAAAAACAAATCATATCTATTGTTGTGGAACTTAAAAAATCTCAAAACGATGAGGTTGATATGGATAAGATTAAGTCCATAATTTATCACACACAATTTGCTCACTTTTCCCTTAATTAATTTGTATATTCAAATTTAATGTCTTACTTTTGTGGTTCAAAATAAACCTGATGAAAGAAGAATTATTTAATTATACCGTAAAAAGATATAACGTGTCGGAATACTCGGACACGAATCCTATTCGTCCTCTTAAAAAAGAAGTTGAGGATGATTTTTGGGGGACAATTGAAGTTAATTTAGGGTCCAATAGACATACAAGTTATACGCCTTGGGGTGACTATACTTTTAATGCGGATTATGATACAGAAGAAAAATTTGTAGAACATTACGGGAACCCACTTGCTCAATTATTTTTTAATAGAGTGATTATCTGTGTGACTAAAGAGAATGATAAAGTTTCCTTCAAGGTATTCAGTTATATTAAAACAAGACGAGTTGCTGGTAAGTGGTTTAAAGTTCGGACTAATTGTAAATTTATTACGTTTAACTATAAAACAAACGCATTATACACCGGTTCATTAGACAACTACCATTTGAAAAGAAAATGTCGTAAAAGAGTTAGTAGAGTTATGTTTAGCCACGACCCTATTAATAATATGAGACGACATTTAAGAGATTCGTTGAATACAATAGTTGATAAAAAAGTAGTGGATATCCCAACAATTATCAATCAGGTAATCTCAACCTTTGTTAATGCCATTCCCGGAACTGAACTATATGCTGATTTACTTCCTGAACAAAGAATCTATAAAAGATATTTGGACGCTCAAGGAACCAAAGTTCCGAACAATTGGTTTGAACTTATGAATACCTATCCCCAACCAAAGAAGAAAGATTTGGTAAAGTGTGGATATAAGTATATTGATGCTTTAATGAGGGTTCATAATTTAAAGGGGGATAAAGTTAAACGAGCATTACATAATGTTAAATCGTTTGAAAGTTCAAATACTTTCACCAACGCTTGTGAAATATTTGGTGAGAAGTTTATTTTAAATCAACCGGACGAGTTTATTCAATTGTTATTAGAGAAGTCTCAGACTCTGTTTCATAATAATATTGGGAAAGGTTTATTGACAAAAAAGGAGTTCTCTAATTTTTTTGAGATATATAAATTATTTAAAAAAGGATTAATTAATCATACTGTAATTGATGACCACTTTAGATTTTATCGTTTGTTAGACCAAATGGAGACAGTTAAATGGACATCAAGAACTCACGATGAGTTTGTTCAAGAACATTACGATTGGTCAGAGAAATACAACCATTATACCAATGGTGATTTTACTAGAATCTACAACCAAGAGTTTGTGGATAAGGTGAATGAGGTTATCTTGACCAAAGATGGTCCATACTATCCGGAGGTGTTAACAACATCTAAACGATACAACAACGAGTCGTCATTTCAATCTAATTGTGTTAAGACATATGTTAGAAGAATTGATTCCTTATTGATATCTATGAGACGAGGTGAGGGTAATGAAGAAGAGAGAGCGTCAATTGAATATCGTATTACTTTACCTTCTCAACATAATACGTTTGATTTAGCGAGAGCTCAAACTTTAGGTAAACGTAATGATAGATTGGATGAAAGTTGGAATGACGCATTAATTAAATTGGATAATAGAATTTACCATTATGAGGATTTGTTCGATACCTTACAGATTAAAGGTGAGTTTAAAAATAAAGAATTGTTCTCTGATTGGGGAACAAAAGAAGTGGTAAGATATTCTGTAACTAAAACCGGAAAAGATATGACTGAACAACAATTATGTTGGGAAAACGATTCAATTATGAAATTAAATTCGTATAATTATAACATTGTTCCCGTCTATAATGACCCGGACGCATTAGATTTTTAAGATGAAAGAAATACCACAACATTGCGTAGATACCTTTAAAGAAAGGTTTGGAGTTCACCCTAGTATTGTAGAGGTGTATCCAACTATGTCTAAAGAAGACACAGACAAATTATTAAATAAATCACATACATTGTGGTTTGACTATTTTGTAAATAATGAACACGAGATAGTTTATAAAGACAGATTATATGAATATGACTCTACCGGTATTTTAATTTTACGGAAGTCACAAACTAAGATATTTATATTAACAAAGGTGGATAAACAAAACGTAGTGGATTATATTTTACTACAAATAAAACGATTAACAAAAAAAGATTAAGAATGGAAATTACACAAGAATTATTACAGGAAAAAATTAACAATGGTGAAAAATTAATTATTGATGGATATACCGAATGGTGTGGCCCGTGCAAAATGATGAAACCTATATTTGAAAAAGTTTCTGAAGAATTTAGAAATGAAAATTCCGAAGTTCAATTATACACAATAAATGTTGAAAAAAACCGAGACTTTGCTGAAAAATATAATATTAGAGCGGTTCCAACAATAAAAGTGTTTAACAATGGTGATGTTGTTGATACTAAAACAGGTGTTCAAATAGAAGGACAAATTAAACAATTGGTAACTAACCTAATCAATGGATAAGTTACTAATTCTTTTCACGATGAAAGGTTGTCCCCACTGTGAGACAATGAAGAAACAATTAAAGGAATCAAATATCCCATTTCAGGTTAGAGATATTGATGAACACGAAGATGAATACGAAATGTTTGTTGAAATTACTGAGAATGAATTTGTTCCCGCATTTATGGTTGTTGAATCACCGGACACAGATGACCATAAAAGTTATCTATATGCTCCGGATAGAGATTACGATGAAATTGAAGAAGGTGTTGCAATCATTAAAGAACATTTTGGACTATAAAAAAATCCCCTTGATTGGGGATTTTTTTATTTAGAATAATATCAGGTCTTTAATTTTATCTCTGACTAACCAAGGTTTAGTGTCGAATGGTTCGGTAATGTCTTCAATGATATCATAACCTTTAATCATATCGTAAAATGTTAACATATCAAAATCAAATACATCTAGTGTCATTGATATAATATCTTTTTTTGGATGAATACTATTTGATGTTATGTCTATTTGATTATCATCGTCTTGTTTAACGGACGAATATTTAAAAGTTAAACTGTCAGTTAGTATTACGTCAAATAATTGGTTAGAGATGTATTCTGAATAATATAATTCTTGTCTTCCCATACTTAAACTATATCCGTGTGGAAACTCGGATGAAACGTTTAATGGTGCGTATGTAAAATAATCTAAATTAGTTGTATCATCCTCTGAATAATCTAATTCATATTCTAATCTACTATTATAAGAAATGGAATTGAATTTAGGTTGAGGATTCTCAACAAGTTCTGAAATTAAATTACGATGATATAATGGTCTTGAAGAATTATAAAAGTCAAAAGTATACTCATCTTTTTTTGATAATTCGTTTCCATACATAATTAAATCAATTACATTAACATTTTCATAACCAAAATTAGTTAGTAGTGATTTATAACTCTCAAGAAAAGACTCTTTTACATTAACCATATCTAAAATCTTATCGGAGTTGGTCATTCCATTAACCACAAAGAATTTACCACAATCGGTTACTTCAATAACAACATCGTATTGTTTGTCTTTATTTATTTTGTTGACAATGTAGTCGGAGAATAAATTAACTAATCCTCTATTTGAGTTCTCATTTATATATTTCATATTTTTAAGTTATACGAAATAATATAGAAATTAATTTTAATTATAAATAAAAAAAGGGAACAAAATTGTCCCCCTGTAGTTTTTTACCCCAAACGTTTAGTTATTACTTCTTGTAATATTTTTCAACTACTTTACGAATAGATTCTTGAATAGGTTGAGTCTGTGGTTGACTTTGTCCTGCAGGAGTATTCGTTTGTTGAGCTGGTGGAGGAGTTTGAGTTCCTTTGTTTTTACATCCGCATCCCATTGTGAAATATGTTTTAATGTTTATATAACCATAAATATCAATAATAATGGTAATAAGTAAATAAATTTTGTATCTTCGTTGATATTTATTGATATGAGTAGAAAATTGAGACTTACAGAATCCGAATTATATAAAGTAATTAAACAAATCATCAAAGAAACTGAGGACGAATATTATAGAATATCTCCTGAGGATTACTTGGATGTGATGAGATATGCCAGTTATAATGGTAATGTTTTTAGAAAAATGAAACAATATGGTGGTAAACCATTATACATTACCGGTGATTTAGATTTGGGTGGTAAAGATGTTAAAGATATTGGGCCAATAGCTTATATTGATGGTTCATTAGATATTCGTAATACTAAAGTGGGTGACTTAGGTGGTTTACAAGTTAAAAAATATATTTCTGATGGTGGTTCTCCTCGTGAAAGAATTAGAGAGAAACAAGAACTAAATGCTAAACTTGGTGAACAAGAATCTCTTCGTGATAGTGATGAGTGGGCTTTAGAACAGGGGGATGAGACCGGAGAGAAAGCTCACGCGTTATTTGATAACTTAGTTAATAATGGTGAGATTGAACCATTATCGGATGAGGATATTGAAAAATTAACAATTTTGAGAAGTAAACTTCAAGATTTGGAACAAGAGTATGAGGGACTTGATGATAATGACGAGAGAGCATATGAATTACAAGAAACTATTGATGAAACACAAACAGAAATTGAAGAATTAGAAGAGAATAATGCGGATGTTTATATGATGTACGCATCAAGATATACTCATTATGGTTTACAACAATTTGAGGTTTTAATGCCTGGTTTCAAAGATAGAGAATATACTGTTGGAACTGAAGAAGAAATGGATGCTGCGGCATTACAATATGCGGTGTCTTATATCGATGATGTAGGTGCTGACGGATTTAGTGAATCATTTATTGAAGATTATTTAGATGTTGATGCTATTGTTAGAATGGCTGAAGAGGATTATGATTATCAAATTAGAGATTATCCTGAGGGTTATTTTAGTGATGATGATTATGAATTAACTGATGAACAAGAAGAAAGAAAAGATGAACTTGAAACTATGATATATGATTTAGAACAACAAAGGTTGGAATTAGATTCTGATGATGAGAATTATTATGATTACGATGAAGATTTAGAGAATCAGATAGAAGCTCTCCAAGAAGAGTTAGATAGTATTGAAGTTGATACCGAACCAAGTGAAGATATGATTGAGAATAAAGTTAATGAGTTGGTTAGAGATGTAAAAAGAGACCCATTAGATTATCTTAGAAACTATGGTTTAGACTTCAAGGAATATATAGATGAAGACGCTTTAGCTCAAGGGTTAGTTGACTCTGATGGTTGGGGTATTATGAATAGTTATGACGGTCAATATGATACTGAAGAAGTTAATGGTATAACCTATTACATAATGAGAGTTAATTAAAACTATTCCTTTTTCCAATCTTTTTCCGTATATTTTAAATAATAGAATATGGGAATGAAACAGAAAAATAAGAATAAATTTTTAATGGATACCGATTGGTTATTTGATGGTATTCTCGACGCCGAACAAAAACAGTATGTTTTATTGGACTACTTTCAAAAGATGAATAAACATCTTGAGAGAATGGAGGTCTACCCGATGTTTATCGAACTTTCGTTACATTTGGGTAATATACAGACCTTACTTACACAAAACAAAATTTTATATGTTGATAGAAAATTAACTTCTAATGATGATGAACTAGTCTTATCTGATTTAAAAGTTAAAGATATTCCTGTGTTAGATGACGAGGAAGTTATTGAGTATCAAAAAATATTAAAAATTAGTCAACCACAACTACACGACTATTTTAACTTTGCAAAATCAATATGGAGTATTGTTTTTGATTCCATTGATGTTGTGGTAAAGAAAAACAAAAATAATCTGCAAAGCAAATCAGGGTTCTTTTCTTATAAAACACCTGAAACTTTATATGTTTGGCAATATACCACAAGAAAGGTGTATAAAACAAAAGGTCAAACAAAAACATCTTTAAAATTAGTTTTCAAAGGACAACAGGATAGTTTGACTATACCGGAAATTATCTCTACTTTTTCAAAAACATACGAGAAAAACAAAGAGGAGTATTATCCAATATTTGAGGTATTTTGTAATGATGTCTTCCCGTTAGAGGAAACATTGGTTCCAATATTTAAAAGAAAAATATTATCATATATTAATCAAAATGTTAAAATAACAAGAAAATTATTATCATAATGGACAAAAGACAGATTAAATCGTTAATGGATAAGTTAAGACAACCAATCCACATTAGTTACATCTCAAAGTACATCCTTAAACTTAATGAAGATGAGACAAAAAAACAATTAGATACCTTAATATCTGAGGGTTACATTAAAGAAAGTAAATTAAGTCAAGGATATTATGTGGCTATCTAAACAAACTTATAATATTGGTGTGGGTTGTGGTCAAACGGTGATTAAATTATTTAATAAATCAATATTATATAGTTACTCACCATCAGGTTGGTCCATTAGATTTAATAATGGTATTGGTGTTAATGTTACTACAAAACCATTATTCTCCGTTAGAAATGGGTATAAGAAAAGTGTTAAGTTAGGAAAATATTATATAGTAAAATTATGAGTGAAAACAAAGAAATGGTTAACCACCCTGAACATTATGGGGGACAAGACAACCCGTATGAGGTTGTAAAAGTATGTGAAGCTTGGGGTCTTGATAAAGATGCTTACATCTTCAATGTTGTGAAATATGTTGCAAGAGCAGGTAAGAAAGAGACGGATAAAGAACTTCAGGATATGAAGAAAGCGTTGTGGTATTTGGTTCGTAAAATTGAACGTCTTGAGAGTAACGGTTGATATTGATGAATACGCAGAAGGTGCGGTTCTATTGGATGGGTTAGAAAGTGCTATCGTTGGGATAGTTGAGGACTTTGGTTCTCCGGGAAGAAAAATGTTATATTCAAAACAAGGGATATTAAATATCCTACAAGAAAGAGACCTAATGACTATGGGTGAGGCTGAAGAGTTTTACGATTATAATATATTAGGGTTACACGCTGGTGAACAAAACGCGGTGTTTTTGGATTTAGAAATTACACCAATTAAAAAAGAAGATGGTTGGAAATACCAATTAAAAGAGTAAAATGATAGAGACAGGAAAAATAATTAATGGTGATTGTATTGAGGTGATGAAAACATTTCCTGAAGGTTCAATTGATTTGTTGGTGACATCACCGCCATATAATGTAAACATATCTTATGATGTTCATAAGGATGATTTACCTATGGAGGAGTATTACGAGTGGACAAAGGATTGGTTGAGAGAGGCGTTAAGAGTATTGAAAGATGACGGAAGAATAGCGGTAAACATTCCAAATGAATTAAATGTTCAAGAAAGAGGGGGGAGAATATTATTTGTTGCTGAGTTTTGGATGTTAATGAAAGAAGTTGGGTTTAAGTTTAGTGGATTAGTTGACCTTACAGAAGATAGTCCACATAGAGTTAGACAAACTGCTTGGGGTTCTTGGATGAGTGCGTCGGCACCTTATGTTTACAATCCAAAGGAATGTGTGATTTTGGCTTATAAGAAAAGTAGTAAAAAATTGTCTAAAGGAGTTTCACAATGGTTGGGAACACCAACTGAAGTTACTAATGAAGATGGTAAAGTTAGAACCAAGATGGTCTATCAGGACGAAGACAAGAAAGAGTTTATGAACTTGGTGTTTGGACGATGGGAATATTTTGCGGATACTAGGTCATTAACAAAGGCGACATTCTCAATGGATATTCCGGCAAAGGCAATTAAGATATTATCATATAAGAATGACATTGTTCTTGACCCATTTATGGGTAGTGGGACATCGGCATTTGCTGCTGAGTTATTAGAAAGACGATGGATTGGAATTGAGTTGTCTCCGGGTTATACAGATATTGCAAGGAAAAGAGTTCAATCATTAATTGATGAACGAAAACAAACAAAGTTAGAATTAAAAGAAGAGGTGTTGTAACCTCTTTTTTTATTTTCTGTATATTTATAACTAAAACAAATACTATGTCAAAAAGATTTATAATTACTGAAGAAGAAAGAAACGATATTCGTTCAAGATACGGATTATTGAATGAACAAGACGATGCACCAAATCATACTTTTATTAGAGGTGTTCAAAGGTTTTTGAATGAAAAAATAAGAGCGGGATTAAAAGTTGATGGTTTAACGGATAATAATTTAAAATCTGATACTGCTAAAGCTATCGCTAAATATCAATCAAAGATAGGTGTTGTCCCTACAGATGGTGTTTGGGGACGTGATACTTGGTCTAAAATGTCACCAAAAGATAAACAAAGATGTGAAGATTTGGTTGCTGAAGAAGGTGGTGTAATTGATGAATTTATTAATTGGTTAGGAAAAATATTTTAATGAAAAAACTTATAAAAGAAAGTGGTTTAAGAGACATTAACGCTCTTGCTAAGAGATACCCAAAAGCTGAAATATATTTTCACCAAGATTTAGATGGTGTTACAACGGCTATTGCAATGAAACAATATCTTGAGAATAATGGTATTAAAGTAGTTGACGCTCATATCATTCAATATGGGGATAAAGAATTTGCTGTGAAGAAGAATGATGCTAAAGGTGATGTAATGCCGGTTTTAGTTGATTTTGCTCACGGAAAACCAATGTTCGTAATCCATACTGACCACCACGATAGACAAGCCGGAGCTGAAGATACAAAGTCAACATCTTTTAGAAGTTCTCGTTCAAATGTTGAAACAATCTCTCAGGTAGTTTCTCCAAAAGAATTATTCCCGTCCTCGGATATATTACTTATTTCAACAGTGGATTCAGCAAACTATGCGGTTAATGATATTTCAGTTGATGAAGTAATATCTTATTTATTTAGAATAGATAAAGAAAAATCATTAGAAAAAAATAAAATGTTAATGGGGTTAGTTACTAACAAACTATTATTGGCGTTTAAGAATAAACCAGGTTTCTTAGAGACATTGGTTATGGAATGTACTCCGTCATTGATAAACATTCTTCACACTATTAAAAGAATAATGATTGAAAAAGGTTATGCTAAACCGGAACAACTTGAAACAAATAAAGATGAGTATGTTAAATCAATGCAAACTAATCCAAATGTTAAAGTATTAGGTAATGTAATTGTTCAATACGGTGGAGGTTCAATGTTTAAACCAGGTTCTTACGATAGATACACACCATTTAAAAACAATCCTGAGGCTGACTTTATTGTTATTGCTTGGCCGTTAGGTTTGGTTCAAGCATCTTGTAATCCATTTAAAAGTGAACGTCAATTAAAAGGTGTTAATTTAGGTGAGATTGCTCAAGAGGTATTATCAAAATGGGAAGACCAATTAAAACAAAGAGAGATTTCCCTTTCAACAATCAAATGGATTTCAGAGTCATCAAAAGATTTTAATCCGGAATCAACAGGGTTTACATTTAAAGATTTTGTTGCTTTGTATGGTAAGGAATATAAAACAATGGAAGATGGTAAGGAAAAATTAATTCATATCGGTGAGATGATGGAAAAACCTTTCTCTGAATTGTCTGAAGAACATAGACAAATGTTAGACGAGATTAAAGTAAATGCTTGGGATTTTATTCAGGCAAATAGTGGAGGACACAAATGTATTACAAACATATCAGGATTAAACTTTATGGGTAGAAATACTCGACCACCAAAAGGAACAGGTGGGTATAATAGAGATTCGGAAGACGCTCCTTATATTAAGTTTACCAAAATGATTCAGAATGAGTTTGTGAAATTATTACAGGAGAAGATAAATCAATCGTAGTGAATAA